AGACGAAGTGTATCAACGGTTGTAACAGCAAGTCAGTTAACTCAAACTATCGGAGCAGTAGTGTTCTTAAGAGAACAGGCCGAATTATCTATGGCTACTAGTACCACTGCAACAACACGCAGTAATGCAGCGTTTGACGAGATTTTAAATATTTTAGAAGAAGGCGAAGGAGACGCAGACACAGTAGTGTATCCAACACCAACTGGTATGTCAGTGGGCAATGCTAAATTACTGGCAAAGAATATATTGTTGGCCAACAAAGAGTTCATGAAGGCAGAAGTTATTGCATGGATTGAGCAACAGATATCAATTGGTTCTGGAATTTGGTCAGGGTTTACTTATAATTCTGCAACTTGTGCAAGAGATGTAGGATATATTGTAGACAGTCTAATATATGATATATTATATGACGGCACATGGGCAACTACAATTTCTGCAAGATCTTACTTTGAAGGCACTACATCTGTTATCACAGGAGAGACTGCACAAACTGCCGCAGCATTTGATAGATTATCAACAGTTGCACAGCAAGTAGTTCGTGCCCAGACAGTTACTGTATCGACCGGCAACACCGTAATGCAAAATACAATATTGCCAGGAGCAACTGTAACTGAAGAAGGACGAGTTAATACACTATTACAAATCATTGAAGATGTTATTACTTCGGGTGATATTGGAACGTTGCCTGCTCCAATATCACCAACAGTAGGTTGGGCAGATGCTGGAGTCCAATCAGCAATAAATCAGCTAAACACTGATCAGCTTCAAATTATTGATGCAATGATTGTATACATTGACGATGAATTCGTTGGGTCGTTTAACTTCGATAGTGCTCAATGTCAGAGAGATGTTAAAACTATTCTTCAACGATTAATTTATGACATCGAAACTGGCGGCCGATACAACGCAGTCATGTGCGGATTAGCGTACTGGAATCGTGCAGGAACATATCATAGAGTATCGTTGGGCGAAAACGTCACAAGAACTGATTTGTTCCCACACAACTCTACAGTTAATTTCTATCAACGCAGTTACATTAGTGCATCAGGATACGTATTTGAATACGTAGGTGCAGGTATTGACTACGGAGCATTGCCACAACGCGGCAAGGCAGATCCTATACAGGCAAGAGAAACAGTACAGCTTGACAGCGGTAAAGTATTCTTTACATCAACTGACCAGAACGGTGACTTCCGTATCGGTCCAGGACTAGTAATTAGTCAAGCAACCGGTGTTCTAAGTGGTAGAACATTTACTAGATCGTTATTCGCCAATATGACCCCGTTCATATTAGCTATCAGTTAACAAGGAAATATCATGGCTTTAATTCCATTAAACAAATTTTTAACAAAAACAAGAGCACTTAATACTGCAACAACAGTAGGAAATACTTTTGTTATGACAACAGGCACAACGTCAACTGTGTATACAGCTCCAATCGGAGTTACTTCTATTCTACTAATGGCTCAAGTTTCTAATGTAAGTACACAAACGCAAGACATTAGTTTTATACATCATAGGAATAGACCAGTGCTGTCTGATGCTCAAGGCAATGGAGCACAACCAGGAAACGTTGATACTTATTTGGTTAAAAACTTTTCTATTCCAGCAGGAGATGCAGCATCTATCTTAACTGGCAAATTGATTGTTGAAAGTTTAGACAGTGTCCGCGCATTTGTACACTCAAATGGTTCAAATTCAGGAACATGCCAATTAGTACTAAGTGTATTAGAAACAGCAAATAACTAATTAGAGATCAATATGCCTAACCTATTAAGTGGATCAAGATTACGAAGCGGTGGCAGCGGCGACTTCTTGAAGCTAGAAGACGCCATGCCCCAACTTCCCGCAACGGACACGACCTTAACTGGTTTTACTATTGCAACAGATCCAGTTTTAAGAACTTCTTACAGATCTAGTTTAGGTTTTGTTGAGTTCTCAACGGCATCTATGTATAGTGCATTGCCCGAAGGAACTATTAGAGTTCTGTCAACTGGTGCAACATTCTTATCAACAACTACTCAAACAGGTAATCTTGTTGTGCAAGGTGGTATTGGCGTCGGCGGCAATATGACCATTGAATATGATATCGAAGTTAACGGTATTACTATTGGCAGAGGGTGGGAAGGACAAAATAATATTATTATGCGTGGAGTAGCAGAGACTCCACTTAATGATTTTAACAACGGTCAATCTAGTATTGCAATAGGCGATAGTTCTTTGTTAGGACTAGATACTGCAAATAGAGTCATTGCAATCGGACGATATGCACTTACATCAGGTACTAGTGTGTCTGATTCTATTGCAATTGGTGACAACGCATTAAAGGCAATTGGTTCAGTTGATTCGCATTTTGCAGGAATTATTGTAAGTGCATCTATTGCTAATCCTGTAGTACTCGAAGTTACAGGACACGGGTTAACAACAGGTACACAGGTAGTAATCGACGACGCTACCGGAATGCTTGATCTAAATGATTCTTACTACTGGATCAACGTATTAACTACTAACACATTTGCACTGTATACTGACAATATTCTTGCTCAGCCATTAGATGGAAATTTATTCTCTCCTTACGCAGGTGGTGGCAGAGTTGGTAGAACATTATATAGATCAAACAATATTGGAATTGGTTCTAGAGCAGCAGAAAAATTAATTGATGGCCAAAAGAATTTCTTCTTTGGTGATTTAATTGCAAAGAATTTAACAACTGGTTCTAGTAACATAATCATCGGCAGTGATGTTGCAGGTAATATGACAGAAGCTAGTGGTGTTATTTCTATAGGTAGCGACAATTTAGTTGACGGTAGAAACAATCAAGTTGCAATCGGTAGCGTATTTTACTATGACGGAACAGGAACTTCTACAATAAATGCCAATACAGAAATTGGCATTGGCATGCAATCAACTGGCACAAATACTGGAGGATTGCGAGTTATCGGTGGAGCCGGAATTCAACGTAATTTGCACGTTGGTGAAGAATTGCATGTAACTAGCAGCACTTTCTTTACTGGAGATGTTCTTCCTACCACTACAACTACAAACTTAGGTAGCGCATCTCAGCCATTCAATGCCCTGTATCTGCAAGGAACAACATTATATCTAAGCACTGTAACATTGAAGTCTGCAAATAGCTTAGACTTTAAAGTAGAGAGTACAGCAGGATTTGTTAGACAGACTGTTGGTAACTTAACACTTAACTCTGGACTAGCATCTACTGGAATTAACGACGGATCTCTAGTTGTTACAGGTGGCGCAGCAGTTCAGGGAGATATGAATGTAGGCGGGTCATTTACTGTAGAAGGTGTTGAAGATATTACATTAAGTCCTAACGGAGCTGACATATACATTCAACCAACTGCTGGCGGCACAGTGTTAATTCAGCCTGCCGCAGCAGGTACAATGGATAATGTTGCAATTGGTGGATCGCAAGCTGCTGACGGAACATTTCTTACTCTCAGAGCTAACGCAACAACTGTATCTACTTCAACTACAACTGGTGCATTAACTGTGGCAGGCGGTGTTGGTATACGTGGAGATGTATATGCTAATAGTGGAAATCCGGATGAAAATTATATGTTGTATACTCCGAGATCTACTATTTCAGCTACGCCACCTACCGGTGCAAGAGTGGGCGACTTCTGGATTAATCCAACTGGCCCGTATTTCCTACAATATGTAAAAGACGGCGCAAACAAAATTTGGGTACAAATATAAAGAGTAATTATGTCAACATTAAATTTTCCAACTAACCCGGCACCGGGCGATCGATATACTATAGGAATAACCACATACGAGTGGAATGGAGATGCATGGATTATTGTTAATTCTGGCGTTTTGTTTGCATCTAGTTTAACAGTTGAAACGTTAATTGTTACCACTACTACTAATATTAATACTGGCGCAGGGTTTATTAACGGTGGGCTACAGGTATACGGCGGCGCATGGATAGACAAGGATTTGTTTGTAGGAGGAGTATTATACTCATCAGGACAACAGGTATTAACTACTTCAAGTTTTGCAGGCGCAGTTATAGGCGGCGTTGATATTGACGTTGTTACTAGCACCGGGACAGCCACTGCGGCGTCATTAACGTGGAATAATATTTCCACCTTGCAAACTGTAACTGGACGCGGAGCAACAACAAACCGAGTAATATTTTTTACAAATACATCAGAATCTACCTCAACAAATTCTGGTGGTATTGTGATTTCTGGTGGTGTTGGTGTTGCTAAACGAGTTACCTGTGAAAGTTTAAGAATAGCTGACACCGTATTTGATTCTACTCAAACTCTGGTAAATACAACAGCGACAACGGCTATAGACACGTACAGCACAACACAATTTAGATCAGCGAAATATCTAATTCAAATAGATGAAGGTATTGGAACAAATGCAGACTTTGAATTAAGAGAAATCTTACTAGTTGCAGATAATAACGGTCAAGTGTGGGCAACTGAATACGGTGTAGTTACGTCAAATGGAGATTTAGGAACGTTTGCTGCTGAAATAGTAGGAAGTACTGTAACATTATATTTTACAGCTTTTACAGCAACAAACAAAACTATTAAGGTATTACGAACTGGAATGGCAGTTTAAAGGAAAACAAAGATGGCGCTACAATCAATTATTAGGGATTTTGCAGTACGAGCTGGTTTAATCGTTGAAGGAACAGCGGCTGTAACCAGTGCAACTGGCATGACAGGGACCCTGCAAGTCAATGGTGGTGCAGCCATTGCAAGAAATTTAATTGTAGGTGAAACTAGCGATTTTAAAGGTGATACATTCTCAAGAGGTAATGTTACAGTTCAAGGAGCAGCCTTTTTAGCAGGTGTTACAGCAACTAACAAAGTAATAATTAACACCGCTACGCAGGCAACAACAGGTGGTGACGGAGCACTGGCAGTAACAGGTGGTGGATATTTTGGCACTAACGTAGTAGTTAACGGAAATGCACAAAGTACAACAACTCTAGCAAGCAACTCTTTATATGTTGCAGGCGGTGCTGGAATTAACGGATCTCTAGTAGTCCGTGGCGATGCAGTATTTCAAAATGACGTTATATTTTCAGGTGCAACAACCTACGTATATACAACCAACACTATCTATACCGATAACATAATTGAATTACATTATCACGAAGGTACTTCTAGTTATACAGTTAATGACGGTTACGATATTGGTTTACGCTTCCACATATTTGACGGAACAAACACTAACGCATTTTTAGGCAGAGACAATGCTACTGGATATTTAGAATGGTTAGGCAGTGGCGTCACAGAAGAAAACACAGGCACAATTGAGTCCGGCACCTACGGTACATTTAAAACTGGTGCAGTAATACTAACAGATGCTACTACTTCTACAAGTAAGGTAACAGGGGCACTGCAAGTTGCAGGAGGTATAGGTGCAGAAAATATCTATGTCAACAATGCAAGAGTTAGCAGTCTAACACAGAATAGAATTGTACTTGTTGGTGCAAATGGTCAACTAGTTGATGATGCTGATCTAAGTTTTGATCCGGGAACAAACACACTAAATGCCATTGTATCGAATGCAAATACGGCAACTGATATTGCAGGAGGCGCAAGCGGATCATTATTATATCAAACTGGTCCAGGACTAACTGATTTTATTCCAATCGGCATAGCAGGGCAGGTTTTACTTTCCAACGGAAGTATTCCAGTCTGGGCAACCACTGGCACTATTGTAGCTGGTTCTGCGTCAACTGCATCAAACTTGCTATTTGGTACAACGTACCAGATTCCATATCAAACTGCTCCAGGTCAAACAGCATTTGAAGACAACTTTAAGTACAATTACGATACAAATACACTACAGACTGTAAATGCTACATTCACTAGCACCACTGATGCTAGTGGTCCGGCAAGTGGTGCAGTGCAAATTACAGGCGGTGTAAGTATCGGTGGAAGTTTGTATGTCGGTGGCACATTATTTGCCAGCGTTTCTGGTTCAAGTTCTAGTGCAACTAACGTAACCAGTGTTGCAACTACTGTAAACGCAACACATTATTTGACATTTGTTGACAGTAACAATACAGTATCTGGATTTGAACAGTTATACACTACATCGTCCGTATCGTTTAATCCGAGTAATGGTAATTTAACCGTTACAGGAGTACTAAGCAGTAATAGTTTACAAACAGGTGCAGTGACTGCTACAGGCAATCTAGGTGCTGCAAATATTTCTACAACAGGTACGCTGAATGTAACAGGTATATCAACACTGGGAATTGTCACAGCTACTAGCTTGACAGTTACTGCACTTGCTATTGATGGCGATCTTGCTGTTAGATCTTCTACTGCATCAACATCAACAAATTCTGGAGCTCTACAAGTTTGGGGCGGAGTTGGCATAGGCGGCAATGCCTATGTAGGCGGAAACATTGTTGCATTGGGTGACTTAGCAGTCGACGGCGGCGACATTACCTCTAGTGCAGCTACATTTAATCTTGTCAATGCTAATGCTACTACTGTAAACTTTGCAGGCGCAGCTACTGCATTGACAATTGGTCAGACATCTGGTTATACAGACATTCGTAATCAAACACGAGTTACTATTACAACTGAGGCTAATGCAACAAACACTGGTGCATTAATTATATCAGGTGGTGCAGGAATTGGCGGAAATGCATATGTTGGCGGCAATGTTGTAGCAACAGGAGATGTTGCAGTCAACGGTGGAGACTTAACTACTACTGCTGAAACATTTAATCTAATAAACGCAAATGCAACCGCAGTGAATTTTGCAGGTGCAAGTACTGCAACTATTATCAGTGCTGCAACAGGCTACACAGCAATCCGCAATCAGACAACTATTACCAGCACAGTTAACGCAACTAGTGCAGTAACTGGCGCATTGCAGGTACGAGGTGGCGTTGGCGTTAGTGGAGCATTGTGGGTAGAACAGACATTAAGAGTAGTTAACAATGCTACTATGGCTAATGTAAGTGCTTCGCTAACTACTGTAACTAATTTAACTGTTAATGGGCAAGCATTAATTACTAATGTTCTAACAATTACTGAATCTCAAAATTCTAATGCAACCACAAACGGTGCAGTTAGAATTTCTGGCGGTGTTGGAGTTGTTAAAGATGTGTTCGTTGGCGGAACAATTACATCTGGTGCAACACTGGCCGCAACAAGTGCTACAGTAGTTCCTGCATTATTCTCCAACAACTTCTTGCTGTCTTCATTTACTAGTGGAATTATATCAGGTGTTACCAAAGTAGATCTTGATTCCTATAGCTCTACTGTATATCGCAGTGCTAGATACTTTGTTCAGATAGTTGATGGGGCAGACATACACATTAGTGAAATCTCATTATTCCACGATGGTGTAAAAGCCTACATCAACGAATACGGTATTGCAACAAACAACGGGCAGCTAGGTATATTTGATGCAGAATTAACGTTGGGCAACGTTATTGTTAATTTTACCCCAACTAATGCAACTAATATGCAAATTAAGATGGTAAGGATTGGTATTTCAGCCTAATCTATCACAGCAAAAAGGGCCTTCGGGCCCTTTTTCTATTTTCAAATAAATAACTCTAGTAACGAGCCGTTACGTGGAAAGGGAAACTAATGGCAGATAATATTGATTTTAGGGTCAGACACGGCCTTGCAGTAACAAACACAGCCACCGTTGAAAGTACGCTAACTTCAGTATCTACTGAAACTGGCGCATTAGTAGTGCAAGGTGGTGCAGGTATTGCAAAAGATGTCTACGTTGGCGGAATTATTGATGCAGCTGGAGACATTACCTCCGGTGGAGCCTTAGAAGTTGCAAATACGGCAACTATTTTATCACAAACTGAATCAAACAACGTCACTACTGGTGCAGTTGTTGTATCGGGCGGCGCAGGTATCGGTAAAAATTTAAATGTTGGTGGATCCCAAACACTTACAGGATCATTAACAGTAAACAGTGCAACTCAATCTAACGATACCACTACTGGTGCATTAAAAGTAGTCGGAGGAATTGGCGCTGGCGGCAATCTTAATATTGGTGGTAAAGCAACTGTACAAAGTACTACAGGATCAATCTCTACTCAAACAGGAGCATTAGTAGTATCGGGCGGTGTTGGGGTCGGAGAAACAATATATGTTGGCAAAGACTTATATGTTGGCGGTACATTGTATGGAACAGTACTAGGTAGTATCAGCACTGCAACAAATTTGTTTAGCGGATCTACAGGTCAAATACCATATCAAACTGGTCCTGGTGCAACTAGTTTCTTTGGCCCAGGTTTTGCTGGTCAATTATTAGTTTCAGCAGGAGCTGCGGCTCCTGTGTACACAAACACAGGTAGTATCTATGTTAATGCAGCACAATATGCAAACAGATTAATTGGTGGAGCTACTGGTAGCATTCCTTATCAGTCTGGTGCAAGTATAACAACATTCTTAGCTGGCGGTGCAACTGGTGCGTTTTTAAAGTACAACGGTTCGGCTCCTATTTGGGCAACAACAGCATCGTTCACCGGCGGCACTGGCAATAGTGCGTCAGCTGGCGGACAAAGTGTGTATGTTTCCAGTGGCGGTGTAGGTGTAGTTGGTAACAGTTATTTTGCAAACGACTTAGGAGTCAATGGTAGTTTAACCATTGCCGGTCCTACTACGTTTAATAACATCGTAACATTTGCTGGTACTGCAACTTACGTTTACTCTTCAAACTCTGTCCTTACTGACTCTTTATTAGTATTACACGCAAATACTTCAGGAGGATGGACATTTAATGATAACTTAGACATTGGTATCAAAGGTGATTACTACGATACTACGCTAAATCAGGCAAAATCATTCTTCTTTGGTTTTAAACCTAGTAACCGTTATCTAGAATTCTTGGTACGTGGTACTGAAAGTTCTCCAGGTGTCTTTACTGGTGATTATGGTGACTTAAAACTAAACACTATTCTTTTAACATCTACTGCAACCAGTACCAACTCAGATACTGGTGCACTAGTTGTACCGGGCGGTGTTGGTATTCGTGGTAATGTTAACTTACAAGATACTGGACAACTAGTTGTTGGCGTTAATTTGGCAGCGCCTTTACCTGATGCTCCTATCAACGTAGCAGGTAACATAGACAGTTATTTCCAAATTAACGTTCAAAACGTTAATTCCGGAGTTAATGCAAGTGCTGATTTTGTAGCAACAGCAGACATCGGTGATGATACTTCAAACTACACTAACATCGGTATTGCCAACAGTAATTTTGCCTATCCAGATGCCAGTATTGCTAAACCTTTAGACAGCTATGCATTTGCCTATGGCGGTGATTGGATACTTGCTACCGGACTGCCAAATAAGAGATTTGAATTTTGGAATGATGGAACTGCTATTCCAGGAGCTGGTCCGTTAGTTACATCCACTACTGGTACACTAACTGTAAGCATCAGCAGTTTAGGTATGCTGGTTCATGCTAAGACCAGTGCAACCAGTACATCTACAGGAGCGTTGCAGGTACGAGGCGGAGTTGGCATTGCAGGCGACTTATACATCGGCGGAACAATTTATGGTACTGCATCTATTACAGGTGAAGTAACTACTGCAACTAATGTAGCTGGTGGTACTGCTGGACAGGTTCTTTATCAACAAGCACCTGGTATTACACAATTCTTTGGGCCAGGAACTGCTGGTAATATATTAGTCAGCAATGGCGCAAGTGCTCCTAGTTATAATAATACATTGACCCTAACTGGAGTAACAAGTGCAACATCTACATTAACGGGAGCATTGCAAGTACGTGGTGGTGCTGGTATCGGCGGCAATTTGTATCTTGGCGGAAGACTGGGTATTAAAAATACTGCTATCAATGCTGGCATAGACAGCGTAGCAGGTTGGGCTTATGATAGTACATTCAGTGTTGCTAATCCAACTGACATATTCTTTAAGCCAGACGGTTTAGTAATGTACCTAGCGTTTGCTGCTTCAATTACGCAGTATAATTTGTCAGTTGCATGGGATATTACAACAGCAGTAGCAGGTACAAGTTTCTCGATGTCTTTAATTGACTCGGCAACAAATGGATTGTTCATTAGCCCAGACGGTACTAAGATGATTACTTGTGGGCAAACAGGTGTTGTTATTGCCAACGGGTCTGACGTTGCTAGCCAAGATAGAGCATATTACTTTACCTTAGGAACACCGTGGGATGTAAGTAGTGCAACATTAGTAAGCTCAATAAGATTTGCCCTAGGTGATGCAGGTGGCATACCATCAGCAATGACTGCACCTCAAGCCGTTGACTTTAATAATGACGGTACAATAATGTACATAGTAGACTCAACTACTGATGCTGTACATCAGTTTGCGTTGAGTTCAGCCTATAACGTTGGAACAGCAACTTGGACAAAACAATTTAGTATTGCTGGTCAAGAAAGCGGACCAACTGGTCTACGATTTAACAGTAGCGGCACACGTATGTACATACACGGCAGTACTGGTGATGATGTTAATGAATATAGATTGGGCACAGCATGGGATATTGCCACTGCTGTATTTTATGATAAATTCTATACAGGCTGGTACGAAATAACTCCAAATGGTATATACATCAATGAGTCTGCTAACGTAGCATTCTTATGCGGATCTAGTAGTGATGCAGTATTAAAATTCCGCACAGATCGTCAAGGCGTAGAAATTGATCCAGAAACGGCTACTAGCAAAATTGAACTTGCTGGCAACACTAGAGTTACAGATAACTTCTACGTCAGCGGACGGGCAGCATTTGAAGGTCGAGTTGACGCTCTTGGAGATCTTGTTACTGGTGGAGATATCACAATAGGCGGCAACGATTTAAACGTTGGTTCTGCTACAGCCGCTGCTTCTTTGTTCTCTGGAATGACATCGGGTGCATTAAGCATTGCTACAAGTCAATCTTCAGGTGCTATCAACATAGGTGGAACAGCCGCAACCGGTATAATTACAGTTGGTCAATCTACTGCTGCTCAGACATTAAACTTGTCATCAGGCGCCACTGCTGCTGTTGTAACTAAAGTTGTTAATATCGGTACCGCTGGTCTTGCAGGATCAACTAGTACAATTAACATCGGATCAACAGTTGCAGGAGCATTAGGTGTTACTACAATCGGTGGAACATCTACTTTAATTGCATCTACTACTTCTGCTATATCAACTAACACAGGCGCATTACAAGTACGCGGCGGAGTTGGCATCGGTGGTAGCTTAGTTGTTGGCGGTACAATTTTTGGTGTTATTACCACTGCAACTAATATAGCAGGCGGCGCACCAGGAAGTATTCCTTACCAAAGCAGTACAGGAACTACAACATTTGTGCCTATCGGAACAAGTTCTTATATTTTATTATCTAATGGAACTAGTCCTTTCTGGGGAATTCAATCTGGTTTAGGCGCAGGATCTTCAGACACAATTAAAGTTACAAATAATGTAACATCGTCTACGGCTCATTATCTAACATTTGTTTCTACAAGCACTGGATTTGCAAACTTAAATGTAGCTGCTACAACAGGTATTACTTACATACCTAGTACAAATCGATTAGGTATTAACACTAACAATCCTCAGTATACATTAGATGTTAATTCTACAACTAATGCAATTATTAGAGCAAATGGTACAACAACTGGTGGTGTAAGTTTACAGAACAGTTCTAAACAATTTACAATTGCCGCTGTTGGCACTGACCTAACATTCTACGATGATACAGTAGGACAAACTAGAGCAAGGTTTGACACTAACGGTAACTTTGGCGTTGGCGGTATACCAACTGCAAAATTTGAAGTAGCAGGTACTGTTAAAATCAGCGGCATTACTACCGTGACCAATGTCACAGCATCTGTGAGTACAACTACAGGAGCGTTACAAGTCTACGGTGGCATAGGAGTAGGCGACAGTGTCTATGTTAAGAACCGTGTAGGATTTGTTAATGCAAGTAATGTTAGTAGAGTTTATCAAGTGTACAACACTGTTACTGATAGTTTAGATACGGTGTTTGCATAATGACTATAGTAGCATCTAGAATAACTTCAACAGGTACACTGTTTATTAGTGGAGAGTTTGACGAAGTTACAGGTTCAACTATTAAGTTGACTACGACAACTTATTTTGCTGCCGAGTTTGATGAAGTAACAATCAACGGTGGCGCTGTGGCAAAAAGAGAAACAAGCACAGGTGTAATCCTTGTGTCAAACGAGTTTAATGAAGTTGATAAACCCGTTTAAAATTTACAATAAATAGAGATACTATGGCAAAACTCTTAACTGGAACAAGAATATACGGCACCGGCACAGTTGATACACAACTGTTAGTTAACGGTACTGAACAAGCAACATCGACTGCAACTGGAGCACTGGAAGTAGTAGGCGGAGTAGGAATTGGAGGAAGTTTATTTGTTGGTGGCATTGTTACCGCAACTAACTTAGTTCGACTAACTAACGCAACTGAAGCATCAACAACTAACACAGGCGCATTAACTGTAGCTGGTGGTGTTGGCGTTGGAAAAGATCTTAGAGTAGGCGGAACAATTTACGGAACAATAGTCGGTACTGTAGTAGGAACTATTACCACTGCTTCAAATTTAGGTAGCGGTACAATTGGTCAAGTTCCTTTTCAAGAAGCTATTGGAGTTACAAAATTCTTTGGTCCAGGCACAGCCGGACAATTGTTAGTCAGTGCAGGCGCAAGCTCTACTGGACCAGTCTATACAAATACTTCTAGCATCTATGTAGGTCGTGCCGCATTGGCAGATGACTTATCAGGTGGCGCAGTCGGTAGTATACCATATCAAGATGCTGCCAACAGCACTGTATTTTTAGGATTAGGTACACCAGGATTTGTCATGCTGGCTGGAGCAACTGCACCAGTATGGGTATCGACATCTACATTATCTGTAGGACGAGCTAATCAATCTGACAGTATCTTAATGGCAAATGAAGTTGCCGATACTAATGTAAACTTTATTACATTTGCTTCAACAACAACTGGATACACCACATTGAAAGGTGGTGCTATGAGCAACTTGACTTACAAACCTAGTACAGGTTTTGTAGGTGTAGGTGCAGGGTCTCCTGCATATAGATTACATGTTGTCGAATCTGGAAACGCAGTTCCTGTATTTTTAGAACGCTCAACTAGCGGCGATATTTTACAATTATATAATCAAAGCGGACTAACTGCCAGTGAATCATCTTTGGGGTTTGTACACAAAGACAGTGCAACTACTCCTGTTAGTGGTTCTAGAATTGCAGGATATGCATCAAACTTAGCAACTGGTGCAGTATCCGGTGGCATTATTTTCTATAGTAAAAATGCAGGTACTGAAGCAGAAAGTTTTAGAGTTAATAATCTAGGAAATGTTGGACTAGGAAACAATGCTCCTGCATACAAATTAGATATTACAGGTGGTGTTAGAATGACTGGTATTACTACCAGCACTAATGCAACTGCTTCAACCAGCCCAACAACAGGTGCGCTACAACTAGCAGGTGGCGCCGGTGTGCAGGGTAATGTTAACGCCAGCGGTCAATTTGTTTCTACTCAGGCAAATAACACTGCTACAAGTTCTGCACAACTTTATCTAAATGGTGTAACTGGTAATAGAATTGATTTTAATATCAACGGTGTTGCTGCTCCTAGCGTAACACCTCGTAGTGTAGGAACAAAAATTGTATATTATCCAGGGTTAAGTTCTACAAGTGTAGACTATGCTACCGGAATTGAAACTGGCGCATTATGGACCAGCGTTCCTAATGCCACAGATACGTTTAGGTGGTATGGTAGTACTACATTAATGGCATCTCTGTCAAATAGTAATTTGACATTAGGTGGTGACCTTGCAGTCAATGGCGGAGACATTACGTCAAACGCTACAACATTTAGCATAGTCAACACTACAGCAACCACTGTAAATATTGCTGGCGCAGGTACAGCGATTACCATCGGTTCTAACAGTGCAGGTACAACTACAATTAGAAACGTTGTAGCAATTACCACTAACACAGTTAGCTCAGCATACACTAACGGAGCACTGGTTGTTACTGGCGGCGTTGGTATTGCAGGCGACCTACGTGTCAACGGTACTATTTTTGGTAGTGTAAGTGTTAGTGGTATTACCAGCACAGCGACCAATATTGCAGGCGGAACAGCAGGACAAATTCCTTATCAAACCGGTCCTGGCGTAACAGCATACTTTGGACCAGGAACTGCCGGTGATGTATTAGTCAGTAATGGTACAAGTGCTCCTACATACAACAACACATTAGCGTTGGCTGGCACAACCGCAGCAACTAACGCAACATCTGGAGCATTAAGAGTTGCAGGTGGCGTTGGTATTAACGATAATTTATTTGTTACCAACAACATTAATGCAGTAAGTGGTCAATATGTTTCAACTCGCGCTAACAACACAGCAACTGGTGCAGGACAAATTTTATTAAACGGTGCATCTGGCAATAGAATTGATTTTAATCAAAATGGCGTAGCAGCACCTACATTTACCACTAGAAGTGCAGGCACTAAACTGGTATTATATTCGGATTTATCTGCATCTAGCACAGATTATGCACTAGGTATCGAATCTGGTACGTTATGGTCCAGTGTTAGCACCACTGCTCGATCTTTCAAATGGTATGGCGGTACAACTTTAGCAGCAACACTAAGTGGTACTGGTAATTTAACATTAGTGGGCGATGCAGCAATCAACGGTGGAGACATTACAACTACACAAACTACATTCAACTTAGTTGATGCAACTGCAACTACTGTAAACTTTGCAGGCGCAGCTACTGCACTGACTATGGGTGCAGTTAGCGGAACAACTACTGTTCGAAACAATTTAACCGTTGCAGGAAACTTAACAGTTCAAGGAACAACTACACAGGTCAACAGTACAGTGACCAACGTCAGTGATCCTATCTTTACTCTAGGAACAGGACCGTTAGGTGCAGATCCTACAGCAGATGACAATAGAGATCGTGGTATTGCATTCAAATGGCACAACGGCACTAATGCAAGAACTGGTTTCTTTGGATTTGATGACAGCACTGGTTACTTTACCTTTGTATCAAGTGCAACTATCACTAATGAAGTTATTGCACCAGCTGGCGGAACTACTCGTGGTGCAATTGATGCAAACTTAGCAGGTGGCGCAACTGGATCATTACCATATCAAAGTGCTGCAAACGTAAGTGCATTCTTACCTATCGGAACCGCTGGACAAATTCTAGGCGTAAGTGCTGGCTTACCTGCATGGGTAGCATCTAGCAGTATTACAGTGGGAACTGCAAGTCAGATTTCGATGACTAACGATAATGCGTCCACAACACCTCAGTTTATTACATTTGTAAGTACATCAACTGGTGCTGCAACACTCAAAGCAGATGCAATGGAAGGATTAACATTCATTCCTAGTTCTAACTTCTTAGGTATAGGTCAAGGAACTCCTGCATACCCACTGCATATTAATGTACCAACTGGGTTAGCCAGCATTGGTATGAGCGGTACTGCTGCTAACGCAACTACCTATAAAGTCATGCAAGGTACAACTGGCGTAAGCAACGGTGGCTTCAGCTTGTATGACGTAACTAACAGTGCAACAAGATTCATGATTGGATCTACAGGCAACGTTGGTATAGGTACAGGAACACAAGATCCTACAGATAGATTGCACATCAGCAACAGCGGTGGCACAGCAACTTTACGAGTAGGTGATAGCGCAGGAATTGCCGCGGGAATCATTGTACAAAGAACTAACAGTGGTATTAGCTCTCTAGCTCATTATTTCCTATCTAGTGCAAACAGCCCATGGCAGCACTGGGGTGAAAACTTAACATGGACTGGAGAACGTGCAGGCACAGTAAACTCTACTCATGCACACAGACCATATTACGAAGCATATGCACCAGTAGTTGGTTACAGAGAATTTGGTTTCGTTAACCTAACCAGCGGAGCATTTACTAGCTCTAACCTAGTGTCTAATTTGACATTAAAGAACGATGCTACTACTGGTATTAATACTACTAGTCCTACAAGAGCACTACACGTAGTTTCTACTTCGTGGGATAATGTAACAGGTGCTGGTGCTATTTTTGAAAATAACAATAGTGTCGGTTCTGGAATTACATTAAAACCGTCTGCATCTGTGGTCACAAACGGCTCCAGCGGTTGGGCAATATATGCAGGCGCAGCGGGAGCTGCAATCGGTGATGGTAACTTGGGATTCTGGGCACACGGGGATAACCAGGCTCGCATGATGATTACTCGTGCAGGCAGTGTGGGCATCGGCGAAGCCAGTCCAGGCTCATATGGTAGACTAGCAGTTAGAATTTCTAGTAACACAGGTGTAGGCGCTGGCGGTTCTAGCGCAATCTGGTTACAGAATGCCAACGGTTCAAACAACAATGCGGCAACAATCTTCTTCGGTGACAATGCAGCAGCCGCAATGGGTGCGATTAACTTTGTACACGCAGACTATGCTAACGACTACGGTGAAATAACTTTTGATACTAGAGGAGCAGGCGGCTATTCAGAAAAAGTAAGAATTACTCAAGCTGGACGTGTAGGTATCGCTACTAATGCACCGAACGCAACGCTAGATGTTGCTGGCACTGTGTTTATTTCTGGAATAACTACTGTAACAAATACTACAGTAACTACTTCAGAAACTTCAGGAGCCTTCCAAGTCCGAGGAGGTGTTGGTATCAACGGGGCATTGTTTGTAGGTGGATTATATACATCACCAACTCAATCGCTGGCCCTTACACTAGGTACTGAATCCTGGGTTAAACTATGCACCTTGGTTAATAGATGTGCGGCAAAAATTCAGATTGGCGCAGGAAGTAACAACAGTGAAGAAGAAGCAGAAATTGAAATTTTTGGTACTTATAATCTTGCAGGTACACAAATCAATGTAAAACGTCAGACGTACAATGAGCACTTAAGAGAAGTTAGAGTAACTCAAGCAACTGCTGGCGGACCTAAAATTGTTTATGTAAGATTAAGAACAACTGAGTTTGCACCAACTATCAATTGGAGATTGTTTAGCTCTAAAGGAGTAACCTCATTAGATAACGTAGTAGAAACTCCTACAACAGGCGAGTCGGTTATCGTTGATCAAGCTAATGGATATTTCACTAATGTAATTGCTGAATTTAAAAATACAACTCAGGCAACATCAACTAATACAGGAGCATTGCAGGTAGCCGGCGGCGCAGGAATCGGCGGCAATTTGTATGTTGGCGCAAACTTAGTTGTTAGTGGAACATTAACTGCAGGCAGTGTATCTGGAACAACTACTACTGCTACAAACGCAACAAATTCTATTATTACCAACGATAATGCAACTGCAACTGATCAGTATGTGACTTTTGTAAATGCAAGTAGCGGGGCTAACCCGATTAAAGTAAGTGCTACTACTGGTTTAATTTGGAAACCGAACACTGTTGCTCTGGGCATAGGCGTAAGTCCTAGCCTAGGAAAGTTACATGTGTCTGGTAAAGGTTATTTCTCAACAGAAGTGCAGGCAAATTCTGCAATAATGAACTCGGCTTCAGTTAACGGAACTAACAGTGCAGTATTTGGATCTAACAGCGGTGCTGTTCCTATCTTAATTACTAGAAACGCTGATCCTGTTGGAACAGATTTATATATCAACGGATCTGGTGATGTAAGTATCGGTTCGTATTCTCTAAGTTCTAAGTTTGGAGTGTCCGGTCCTGCTACTGCTACCACAGTTAACAGTCAGTCAATGGTAGCCAGACTGGCAAGCAGTACAGGAAATCAAGACTACCTAGAATTTAGCAACGTTCGAGGAACTGCTGGTTCAAACTGGACTACTGCTGGATTTAGAATTCAACAGAAAGTTGATAGCACCTGGATGGGCTACATGCAGTTCAACGGAACACCTAGTGGCACAAACGATGGCGGCATTATTTTTGGAACTGGCACAACCACTGTTAATGCAAACTCAATTGCAGAGAGAATGCGAATCAGCGGTGCAGGTAACGTATCAATTGGTACTACCGCGTCAACTACACGACTAACAGTTCAGGCAGCTGGTGCTAACGGTATTGCATTGTTGCAAGACACAGGCGCTGCTGCAAATAGCGGACGACTATTCTTCCAGGCAAGCGGCGGTACATATGGAATTTTAAACACTGCTAACGTACTACAATTTAGCAGTGGTGCAACAATAGGGTCTGACAGCGGTACTAGTAGAATGGTTCTAAACGCCAGTGGTTTCCTTGGCTTAGGAACAACACAAGTTCCATTAACATACTTAGACATTCGTCATAACAACACCGGCGTACAATCACCACAAGTATCTGGATTCACACTTCGCACTAACGAAAACAACGGTATGGAATGGCATTTACAACATTCCAACGGTTATCAGGGATGGGTCGCTGCTGCAAGAGTTAATAACAACGGCAGTAGCTTTGGTCAAGGATTCTTAGAATTTATCACTGCTGGATCTAGCGGTGGTAACCAAGTAAGTGTAATGGCCTTGCACGGTAACGGTAACGTAAGTATCGGGTCTACAGCAGTTCCTGCATACAAGTTGTTTGTCAACGGAAGTTTTGCCGCAACAACTAAGAGCTTCGTAATCGACCATCCAACTAAAGAAGGTTACAAACTACGTTATGCTTCCCTAGAAGGACCTGAGAACGGTGTGTATGTACGTGGTAGACTAAAAGACAACAATGTCATTGAGTTACCAGAACACTGGTTAGGACTTGTTGATGCAGACAGCATCACAGTTGACATTACACCTATCGGCAAACATCAAGTTCTGTATGTAGATGACATTGCAAATAACAGAGTTATAATCGGCACCGAGTCTGATCAACCAGTAAATTGCTTCTACACAGTATGGGGCGAACGTAAAGACGTTGATAAACTTGTAGTTGAATATGAAGAATAACAGGAGTTCAAATGGCAGTTTATTATGGTGGACGTTATACCAGCGTTTCTGAAATTAGAGGTCCGTCCGGCTTTTATAATCTTTACCTAGACGGGGAAAATGTACCTGTATATGTAGATCAAACTTATGATGGTGGAGGCTGGGTTTTAGTTATGGCAAACCGCATTAATACCGCGGGAATGAATAATCTAACCTACTACGATGCTGTAAATTCTTGTAACTATAGAACAGGCGGCACCAGTAACGCCACTAACACTGTAGTCGATCCTCTGTCAAAACTATCCGGACTTGCTAACTATAATGCTTGGATAGGACTAAGATACTGGAAAAAATTATCCGGAAGAGTAACTGCTGGAAGAATTACTGCGGTTCAATTTGTAAGCACTACGGCGGGAACTGCGTTAAGCAACACTGGCGCACATACAAAAAGATATCGATGGAGCAGTGCAGGGTTTAATTCTACTTATGGATTTACATCTCCGATAGGTATTTCTCAAGAAGCTGGATCGGGAGCACCTGGATTTTATGCTAGCCACGTAGCACCTGGAAACAGTTTAACTACCTACGATCGAGATCAAGACACACTCGGCGGAAACTGCTCCACATTTTACAATAATAATCCTTGGTGGTACGGTGCTTGCTGGAGTGGAAACTATTTTGGTGGTGGCAGCGGATATGCAGATGCTGCCTTCTGGGACAGTTCTACTACAGATTTCCATAACTACGGAGCAGTGTACATAAAATGAACATTCGAAAAAAACCTATGATCCTTATTTTTGAAAATAATGGATCTACATGGAGCAGAATACTCAAAGATCAGCGAGGAAATATTCTATACGAATACCGCAATCAGCTTCTTCTGCCCGAGCACATGAACGCAGAATATTTTGACAACTGGGAAAATCAAATGCGTAAGATTCCGCAATTTAATATTGTGGACTGCGTAAGATTTATGTAAATGGCATTATCATCCTTTCCTACTATAGTAACAAGAGATTTAGTTTTTTGTTACGATATGAACAACACTGGAAAGTCGTGGTTAGGTGCTCCTACGATCAATCGTGTGGCTCCTGCGTGGATAAGTTGGGGAATCGATGGTTCAGGCACAGTAAACATAGGAACTAGAACAATTTTAAGTGACTGGCATTGTAGAATAAATGACTATAATCACAATACTCGACAATCAATTTATGTAACCGGATTATCTGGAAGCATAACTTATACATTTTCAGTAAAATTTAAAAAACTAGAAGGTGCTCCAACACTGCGGTTTCAACTACAGTCTTATAATGGCGGCACATTTTTAGGCTCAGTGTTTCCTACTACAGTTCAATTGGGACTAACTGATAAAGAAGGTTGGCAAACTGCATTTTTCTCTTACACAACTTCAGCAGGTGCTGATCGAGTGTTATGGTTCATGCAAGACGGGGATGATTATGTCACCTACACTCATTCTTTCGAACTCAAAGAACCGCAGTGTGAACAACAATCTTTTGTTACACCTTTTGTATCAGGAACAAGATCAAATACGCAGGCCATTGTAGATCTTACCGGTAATAATATCATCACCGCAACCTCACTAACTTACAATAGCGGCGGTACGTTTAGTTTTGTTAGGGCTAATTCAAATTATATAAACATTTCTGCAAACACAAACACCCGTTTTCAAAATAGTCAGCAAACATGGTCGGCCTGGATAAACATTGCAAGCTTCGGACCCAACGGATATAGCGAACTTTATAATAACGGCGGAAATCTAGGTGCTTCAATACAATGGCGAGCAAATGCAATTGGTTTTTTTATATATAATGGTGCATATTTAGACTATGCAGTTTCAGTAACAAATGCACTGAATACCTGGATGAACATAACTTGTGTTATAGATAATGTTGCAAGAGTTATGCTTGTATACAAGAATGGTGCATTGGTAGGAACAAGTCCGCAATGGGCAACATATACGCTACCTAACGGCAGCGTACATATTGGTGGGAACTTTGCAACAGGAAATGGTGGAGATGTTACTCAAGGCAACATTCCCACTGTTCAACTTTATAATCGAGCATTGAGTGCAGTTGAAATTAAACAAAATTTTAACGCACATCGAGGAAGGTATAATTTATAATATGGCAATAGGACATTCTGCATCAGTTGTTGCTTCTGACCTAGTGTTTTACTACGACATGTTAAATCCTAAGTCGTGGTTAGGTGCTCCTACGACTAATCGTTGTAGCGCAAACACTATTCATACCAACTGGAATAACAGCGGAACAGCAACATGGATAAACGACGATCCTTATATTCCTAGGCTATATCCGGATATTATAACAGTGTCTATGACAAAAGACACTGTAGGGAACAGCCACATTGCTCTCGGTTATGCAACATTGGCAGCAAATACAGTTTATACAGTAAGCGTACACGTTTATATTCCCAGTAATACAACTACATTGGCCAGCAGTCAACCATACATAAGACCGTTTCCTGGAAACTTTAATGCAGCAAATTTAGAATACAACGGCAGTAGTGACTGGAATATTTGGCCTAAAGATAGATGGATCAGAATTAGTAAAACATTTACCAACTCTGCAACAGATACTGAAATGTATATTTCCTGTTACTTAGATAATGCAGGCAGCAAAATTGCATTTACTGCACCTATGGTTGAAGCTAACTCTTTTGCTACACCTTATACTCCTGTCAGTACTTCGAGATCAAATACGCAGGTAATAACAGATTTAATGAATCGAAGAACAATTACTGCAACCAATTTAACTTATAACAGTAATAATACTTTTAGTTTTAACGGGTCGACTAATAATATTGTTACAAACTCATTTACTTCATCGTTAGATTTTACAATCAGCATCTGGGTAAGGATGACTTCTGGTCTAGTGGCACAACAACGTCTTGTATCTTCCGATTCGGCAGGAACTTTTACAATTTACTGGTCAGGCAGCGACTTTGGATTTCATTACAATCCGTTAGACGCATCGCCACCGTCGACTGCTACTGCGGCCACAGGGTTAAGTTACTCTATAAATAGTTGGTATAATTTAACAGCAACAAATAATGCAACGGCAGGCACTAGATTTTATGTCAATGGTGTTCTACGAGCAGTTGGAGAAACAAGTGTTCCTCTTGCAGGAAATATAACTTTTGGTTCAGACCGTACAAATTCATTACATGCTGCTGCACAAATTCCAGTCGCACTGATTTATAATAGAGTACTAACCGCTGACGAAGTTAATAAAAACTTTAATGCACTAAGAGGAAGATATTCAGTATGAGTGTGAGAGCAAATCCTTACATCGAAACTAATGGTTTGGTATTTTGTTATGATATGAATAACACTAAATCATGGCAAGGTGCTCCTACGACTAATCAGTTTACGTTGCCCACGGCAGATGTAAACGGTTTTGGAGTTCAAAATAGTACATTTACTAGAATTCGAACTGGAATGTATGGCGGATACGATATTAAGCCAACTGACTACGTTTGGAGATATAATATCTCTGGTAACGATTGTCCGTATCATGGGTGGGATATCCCAACACCTAGCGGATCCGTAGTTACATTTTCTTTCGATTACTTTGTAGATTTATCCTGTGTTAACTATCCGTCTAATAACTATCTAGCAAATTTTGAAAATGCAGGCAGTGGCGTAGGTGGCGCTTATGGAGACCCTACCCCCTCAATTAAAGGAGTTTGGAAAAGAGCCTATTTCACTTCAACTGCAACCGCAACAGGTAATTCTAGATGCCTGCTGTATCCGGGAGCATGTGGAACAAGATTAGCAGATTCTGGGTTTATACTTTATAAAAATCCACAGGTTGAATTTAATGCTCCAGGGGGAATTCCTACGCCGTTTGTTGCAGGCTCTCGGTCGGCTACACAGGCAGTTTTAGATCTTACCAACAACAATGTTGTTACTGTAAATGCATTAACTTATAACAGCGACGGTACTTTTAGCATTAATAACATTGCAGCATCGTCTTTAAGTATTCCAGATTCTTCTATTACAAGACCTACCTCACTAACAATATCAGCATGGGTAAGGATGAATGTCTACAATCCGTTAAATGATTTTGATGGATCATATCCTACCATTGCATGGAAATGTAATTCAGATAATTCAGGCGGCGGCGGGTCTTATGGATTGAGCCTCGCAGCTCCTAATCCTAGATTTGCAGTTTCTTCTACACAATTAATCAGTGCGTCACCGTTAACATATGGTGTTTGGGTAAACCTTGTTGGAACGTATTCTGCAGGCGGAGCAATGGTGCTTTATAGGAATGGAGTAGTAGATGCTAGCACAACGGGGCCTGCGTCAATTCCTTATTCTGCACAAGTATTTTCAGTAGGATCTAGGATATTCAGTGGAGTATATCAGTATCCGTGGAATGGCAGCATTGGATTAGTGAAACTTTACAACCGAGCATTGACCTCGTCAGAAGTTCGTCAGAACTTTAATTCAATTAAAGGGAGGTATGGACTATGAGTGTGTCAAGCGGCCCGTTATTAACTACTAACGGATTGGTGTTTTACTACGATATGACAAATACACAAAAGTCGTGGCAAGGTGCTCCTACGACTAATGTACTTACAAACACTAATCTAGACACAGGATGGAGTCAAGGTTATAATACAAGTATTATTATAGGTGATACTTCAGCTGGGTCTCCCCCGGGAGTCGAATCTCAAGTAGTGTCGTTTATCGACTCGGATAATAATGGCTCGGGTTATTGGTATTCCTACGGTAACTTTGCTCCTCAAGCAGACAGCACTACGTACTCTGTATCTGTATGGGCAAGGACTGTAGGAGCTGATTGGGTTATACAACCCTATACCGCAGATAATTCCGAAGCAAATCGAGTTTGGTTAACAGCTAAAACAGTAACAGGTAATGGTGTTTGGCAAAGATTAGAATGGCCTAATGCATTTACTACAGGGGTTGGATGGGACTCGGACTCGTTAAGTTTTCAATTTAATTCAATACCTGCAGGACAACGATGCTGGTTGTGCGCACCGCAAATGGAACCTTTAAGTTATTGCACACCGTTTGTAAATGGAACAAGATCTAGTTCACAGGCATTGTTAGATCTAACAGGTAGGAATACTCTTACTGCGGCAAACATGGTATATTCTAACAATATATTCACGTTTAACGGCGGTACTTCTTGCTTTGATCTTAATAATAACGCTCTAATATCGGGTACACAAGACTTTACAATCGAAGCAGTGTACTATACTTCTGCAACAGACACTGCTGGGAGAGAAATTATAGGAAACTATGGCACAGGTGCTACTGCTAATACTCTATGGTTTGCCACCCACGGTCTGTGGATCAACGGAGCAACTCCGTATCACGCAGGCAGTCCACTAAGAAACGGCACATATTATACAGCGGCAACTCGCTTGGGCAGTGCAACTTCTTTATATAAAAACGGTGCTTTGGAACTAACAGGAACAAACTCTACTTCCATTGCAGTAGGACAAAACTGGCGTATAGGTAAAGATGTAGGTGGTGACGGAGAACCTTTTTTGGGCAATATCTACATGGTAAGAGTCTACAATCGGGCACTTAATGCAGGTGAAATTTATCAAAACTACAATGCTGTACGCACTAGGTACGGTATATAACAAGAATACACTAAAATAGTTTAACGATAAATATAAGATCGGAATACGTTAAACTATGGCACTATCAGACCGCGACATTATTATTACGCCCAACAGAGGCGCAAGTTCAGAACCTATAATCAGCCTTAGAGGCGGAGATGCATCGTCTAGTGCAACTATGACGATGCGAATAGTTAATTCCGGAACTGTTTCAACACTGAGTTTTGAAGGTACATCGGGGCAGCTGTTTGCTGTATCTGATACATTTGCTGGAACTATATTTTCAGCGAACGATATTTCAGGAATTCCCAGCATCGAAGTATTAGACAACGGTGCAGTAAAACTAGCAGAATACAACGGTCAAGTACAGATCGGCGGCGCAACTAATGCAAGTAATGCAACTTCTACAGCAACTGGTGAACTGAGAGTAGTAGGCGGCGCAGGTGTATGGAAAGATCTAGTTGTTGGCGGAAGTATTACCGTAGCAGGATCAATAAATGCTGCTTCAATATCTGGTACAGTTACTAATTCAACTAACGTCACTGTTACTAACGACACAACAAACGCCAGTACACACTATCTTACCATGGTGTCGGGCACTAGTGGAAACTTACCTATCAAAGTTGACGGTACTGGTTTAGTATGGATTCCTAGTACAAACAGATTAGGAGTTGCAAACACTACACCTAGTTTTTCTCTTGATGTAGGTCCTCAAACTGGTCCGCTACAAACTGTGGCTAGATTTGGTAATCCTGGAAGTGATATCCTTATAACTCATGCCAGTGCTATTATCAGTCATAATGCTTATTACAACGGTGCCTGGCTAAGGTCTGCTGCCGGTTACGCAAGTCAGGTTGAATTACAAAACGGTCTATTCAACTTCCAAACAACTCCGACTACTGCCGCAGCCGGAAGTAGTATTACTGACTGGACTTCAAGATTGATGATTTTAAACAACGGCGACGTTGGTATAGGAACAGCAAGTCCGGCAGCAACTCTGCACATTGTTAGATCTTCAAATCCCTATACTAGAATACAAACAGGCGGTGGATCATATTCGTATCTACAATTAGATGACGGTAGTTCGAACGGATACTTGATTAAAAACGTTTCTGCCGGTACAGGAAATAATGCTCTTCCAGGAGCACTGTATACATACACTGACAACAGTAAGGCATTTCAACATATTCATAGCGGAACCCCATTGTTTACAATCCTATCTACGGGGTTTGTAGGTATCGGAACAACAGCACCTGCATATAAATTTAGTGTAAACACAGCGGCTGACGTGTGGCATGCACAGTTTGGTACCAGTGGTGGTAAGCAGGTAAGAATTGGCGGCAGTACAACTAACGGTAGCGTTATTGGCGCATACAACACCGACGATAACTCTAGCCCAGCAAGTTTATTACTACAGAGAGATGGCGGTAACGTAGGTATCGGTATAGCAGCCCCTAGTGTAAAATTACATGTTGTTGGTTCAAGTATTTTGTCAAACAATACCGGTATCGACCCTGATGCATATACCAACACAGTGGTAGCAGGAGCAATTGCCGACGGCAGTGGTTGGGGAGTAAGCTCTGCAATTGGCGGAAATGCAGGCACCGGTGATTCATGGGCGATTGGTCATAATGGTAATTACCTATATTATGGTGTAGGTAACGGTGCAGCAGATAATACATTTGCAACCTATATGGTTACTGGAGGAACTGGAAGGCACCTGTGGCTAACTCCGGCTTCGGGAGGTAGTGTTGGTATCGGAGTTGCAGAAGGTACAACTCCCGGTCGTAAGTTAGATGTAAACGGCACTACTAACATCAGCAGTCACATTACACAAGGTACTTTAGTTTCTAGACCGAACGTAACATGGGGTGCAAGTGGATCTAGTACCGGTGCAGTGGTTATTAAGTTCCCTGGCGGAACCGGCAACTACGGTATGGTCCATGTGGTTATTGACATCTATACATATGACGGTGAACATGCAAGTACTGTAATTGTAGGTGGACACAACTGGAACAGTGCATGGTATAATTTTGGAGCTACATTAGTAGGTAGTTATAGTAAGGGTGTGCGTGTTGCATTCAAAGACGGTCAGTATGCAATTGTCTTGGGTAATAATACCAGCACATGGAGTTATGGTCAGGTAATAGTTAGAAAAATTCAAAACGGTAGTTACTATAGTGGTGTTATGGATCTTGGTGGTACCTATAGTATTGCACAGGATGCATCAGCTGAATCGTATACTTATATTTCAGGCAATTTAATTACAGCAGGAGCAGGGTCTAGCGGAGGTTGGAATTCTAGTAATGATGGTTCCGGATCTGGTCTAGATGCTGACTTGTTAGACGGTATTGATAGTTCTAGTTTTGTTAGAGACGATGCAACATCTAACGGTTACATTGATTTAAACGGTGGTACACAAAATTCACCAACTGACGCTACTATATACGCAACTGCTACTAATAACAACGACTGGTTATTAAGACTTAATGCACAGAACTCAAGTAAAACTGAATATGGTGCTTATGTTCAAATACCGAGTGCTGCAACTTATGCGTGGGCAGTTTATTCGGATAGTAACACATGGAACTGGCGAATTAACGGAGCAGGACAATCGTTCTCCCCTATCTATTACGATGTCAACGACACTGCCCGATTTATGGACATGAACGGCAACAATACAAGTCAGATAGGTAATTTGAGATTAAATGGTGACTGGTCTACAGGATCGCACGCTGAACAGTTAACTGTTCGAGGAACTTATGCTAGTATGTGTTTAAGAGCCACTAATGGTAATCAACCCTATTGGTTATTCCATAATGACTCTACCTCGGCCTTGTTATTTTATGGAGGCCGAGGTGCTGTAGATGGAAGTTCCTGGGATTGGGGATTTAGGATTTATGGAGCGTCTGATGGTCTTTATGGAGAAGGTCGTAACAGCCTGCGAGCACCTATATTCTACGATACCAATGATACTAATTATTATGGTGATTTTGCAAGCAGTTCTAGTTTTAATAATGTAGCCGTAAGAGGTGATTTAAATTCAGCCAGCGTATCTAACGGAACGTTAACACTATGGAGTTCTGGAGGAACTTCAACTTCAAGAATACAATTTAAGAATCAAGGTTCGATAGGATGGGGATTACATGGCGCACTTACAGAAGGCTATGCAACCTACTGGGATATGGATACAAATGGACGTGGTTGGATTTTTAGAAATGCAACGTCCGGAGCAAACGTAGCCAGTATTGGAAATAGTACCGGTGTTACAACACTGGGTTCATCCTGGGGAACTGGTACGACTCACGCTCAATTAAACGTGCAGCAGGGTACAAGTAGTGCTATAACATATAGAGACATTGACTTAAAAGGAGGGTGGAGTGGTGGTGAAGGTCACGCTATCAGTGCCACATATGGTTCAAGTGCAGTTAATCTAGTCGGTCAACAAGTATTCCAACACGACGGTCCTGGATCGAGAATTAAGTGGGGTAGATTGTATCATAGTGGAGATGTATCTGCATATCCTATGCAGTTAATTTCTGAGAACAATGCTGGTCAAGCATATTTAGAAATTAATTCGGGTTCAATGAGAGCCCCATTGTACTACGATCATAACAATACCAGCTTCTACATGGATTTTGCCGGCTACAGCAGAATCAATCAACTGACAATAGCTCATGGAAGAACCAACACATCTGAACAACAACCAGTGGGTCATTTTTCGCACAGCGATGAAGTATTTTCTATAGATCCTAGTTGGACCACAGATCAATTACGTGCTATGTTTAGCGGCAGCACCAACGTAAATTGGGTCGCAGACAGTACAGCACCGGGTGGGTACGCTATTTCTCTCGCAGGCGCTATAAATGTAGGTAATACTGTTTATGGTAGCGGTGTTCCTTGGATCGCTGTAGATCAAGACGATATTTTCTATATGGAAGTATGGATGAAAAACGTGGTCACGCAGAATGGTCACTACATGGGCAGTATCGATTTCGATCATAACTTTAGCTCTCTAGGTGGAAACCCAGGTAGTTTTGGTTACTGGGTCATGTCAAACAATGCTCCGAGCGTAGGATCTTGGGTTAAGTATACTGGATATATTGGTGGTTTTGGCAGTAGTACTGGGCAGTTTAAGCCCGGAACAAAATACTGGACACCACAGGCATTGTTTAACTACACAGGCGGCGGCACTTCTTATATATCAGGATGGAAAGCAATCAGAGTGCGTCATCCAGGAAATAGAACTTTTGCAGGTGAAGTTCGTGCAACCAGTGAAATTACTGCCTACTATGGATCTGATGAAAGACTAAAAGAAAACATTCAACCTATTGCAAGTCCCATGGCCATGCTCGAGTCTATTAGAGGTGTATATTTTGACTGGACACAGGAACATATACAATCCCGTGGCGGAGAAGATGGTTTCTTTGTAAGAAAACATGACATAGGTGTTATTGCTCAAGAAGTTGAAGCGATACTACCAGAAATTGTTGCAACTAGACCTGATGGTTTCAAAGCGGTTAAATATGAGAAGCTGGTTCCGTTGCTGATAGAAGCAATTAAAGATCAAAAATCTACCATAGATCATCTCAGCGCAGAAGTGCAGGAATTAAAAGAATTAGTGCGAAAAAGTTTAGGAAAATAAAGAATGGCAAATTCAGATCGCGACATTAGAATTATACCGGATAGGGGTTCCTCTACCGATCCGGTTATATACTTCACGGGTGCTGATAGCCTATCTAGCGCAACCATTACTCTAAGAGTTTATAATTCTGGTACAGATGCTACTCTAAGTTTTGAAGGTGATGTAGGACAGTTATTCTCTATCACGGACAGTACGTTTGGTCCTGTGTTTGCAGTCAATGACGTTACAGGTATTCCCAGCATAGAAGTATATGACACTGGTGAAATTAGATTTGCACAGTACAACGGATATCTCAATGTAGCAGGTACAGCAAATGCAACTTCAACAAACACAGGCGTTGTAAGAATTGCTGGCGGAACAGGTATAGCAAAGGATCTATTCGTTGGTGGAAACATCAACGTCGGCGGAACTATTACAGCATCTAGTGTTTCTGGAACAGTTACTAACTCCACAAACGTAACTATCACTAACGATGCTTCAAATGCCAGCACCCATTATTTGACTTTTGTTTCTGGAACCAGTGGTAACTTGCCTATCAAAGTTGATAATTCAGCATTAGTATGGGTCCCTAGTACAAATAGATTGGGTATCGGTACAACCAGTCCCACAAGCAGATTACATGTTGCGGGCGCAGGTAACACAACTGGCGGAAATATTCACCTAGGAGACGATGTTAACGGTACAGCAAAGTGGACTTACATAACAGGAGCGCATTATAACGGAGCTACTAACCTTACTGGCTTCTCATTAATCGGCGGATTATCTGATGCAACTTCAAATAAAGTTGTAATTGGTGGTAACATTTACGAATCTAACCCTGCAACTGAAATTCAGTTCTGGACACATACTGCAACTACACACGCAACTGGCGGTAGTCAGCGGATGGTCATTGACACTAACGGAAACGTCGGTATCAATATTACGTCACCGACAAGTAGATTGCACGTTCGAGAAGCAGGCGCAACCATATCAAGTGGTAATGCTATTAATGGTACCTCAATGAGAGGTATCATGGTTGACAACACTAACAATGATGATACTTCAGTGGGTCTATGGTTTAGCACAGGTCCAGGAAGTCACTGGTCTGGTATCAGTGGTCAGCGATCAAATTCAGCAGCTAACTGGGGAACAGATCTACGTTTCTATACACACGAAGACGCAACTAACGATTTAACATATAGTCGAGAAAGACTGCGTATCAGCTCTAACGGTCTTGTAGGCATCGGAACCAGTGACTTCTCATACACCACTTCAGATAATACTGCGTTAGTAGGTAGTTTTACCAACAATAGATTGTTTGTAAACGGTAGTATTCAACTGCTAGGAAACAATGATGCTATTGTATTTGGTCGCGGCACAGGCACATTCCTAAAAGACGAAGAACTAGGTTTTGGTTGGGGCGGTGGCTGGTGGATGAATGATGCTACATATCTGCGTGTAAAAGCCTACAAGCACGTCTATAACGAAAATATCTACAGCGGTTCTAGATTTCAAAACTTTTCAACTAGTTATAATGCACCTAACATGTTTATGCCACGTTGGGAGGACCCAAACTTTGCATATGGCATGTCATCGAATGACAGTAGCGTCTATTGGATGCAGGCAAAGTATTACGGTTTAGGTAATAACGATCGAGGATTTAGAGTATTAGATTCTAATAGTGGTGCGGTAAGAATGTCAGTTGCTGATAAGATTACTACACACCAAAACACATTCTATCGTACCTTCAACAGTTACACAGGCTCTGACAACGGTCCAATGAAGACCTGGGACGGTGTACTTACTGCCGGTTCGGATTATAGTGGAGCCGCAACTTATACGGTTATTGAAACTAATGTTCCGCAAGACAGCTACATGATGGGCGGCTTTACCATTAACTGGTTTGAGAACTATTCTAGTAATAACGCTAAAACTAGTATTAATTTAGGTGGTTACTGGAATGCAGAAAGCAATGGCGGTTTTCAAGGCTGGGAGTATACTAGCACTAATCCTAATATTGTTCCTACTATTCAGGTAGGTAGAAATATCAGTACTGGTAGGACAGCAATTATATTAACGCACTTTAATTCTAGTTATCCTATTATTTTAGCAAGAGACTTATGGTTAGGTTATAGTACTGGTGATTACGATTATGGATCAGGCTGGTCGATCCTACAAACCAACAGTTTGTCAGCTTATACAAACTTAGATACTGTTGTTCCTAGGACTTCAGTTGCTGGTAGTTCTGGTTCAGGTTCTGGATTAAATGCTGACCTGTTAGACGGCATCGACAGCCTAGGATTTTGGCGTCAGAGTGGTAGTTGGGCAGGTGATTTAGCTTCTAACGGATACACAAGAACTAATGGTGTTACTACCGGCGCAGGTGCCGAGTTTGTAGTTTTAGAAAGTGGTGGTCGAGGATACACATTAGTTGATGGCTCATATTACGCCTACGAAGCTGGCGGATTTTATTCTTCAAGTAACTCTGCGTTTGGTACCTTAAGAGGTTTTTATTCTGATTCTTCTTCTAGTGTACTGTTCAACGCTACAATAAAAGCACCTAGATTTGAGGACAGCAATGATACATCATATTATATAGATCCTGGCAGTGACTCGAGACTCAACGGTAGATTAACTGTAGCAGCTGGGCACGGTGATTCATCACTTAGAGTGCATCTGAACGCCGCAGACAACGGTGCCGGTACAGGTATATCCGCTTTACAAATGTGGTGCAGTGAACCAGGTAATACATGGGACTGGGCAGGCTTTGGTTTCAACGTTGATAACAGTCAGAACACTAACATGCCTGTCTATTACTTTGGTAGACCAAATCCTAGTTTTGGACAAGCGTACATGAGAATGGGTACAGGCGGACAGTGGTATTTCTATACCGCTACCGCAGGTACAGGAGATTATTCAGGTACTAGATATACTCACATGTATCTAGCACCAAATAACGGTGTTGAAACATATGGTAGATTGTATAACGATACTCGTGTCGATGCACCTATATTCTATGACAGTAATGATACTACATATTATGTTAACCCTGCAGTCGACACCCGACTTGGAGGCCAGGTTAAAATAGCAGGTAACGCATCGGGCAGCGCAGGTAATGCACTTATTGTAGGCAGCACAACTGTTAATTTTTCATTACAAGATACTAATCTAAGACCTATTCTACACGCTCATGGTCAGTACCCTGCATTAACTTTAAACCATACTGTAACATCAAATACCAATCACGGACCCACAATACAATTTACCTGCAACGGCGTCGGTAATCAGTTTGTTATTGGAACAGGTGGAGCCGGAACATTCCTAGATATGGGATATTCTAGCGCAGGCGATTGGAATCCACACAATGGTATTGCTGGATACAACGGTGTTACTTTCTTTAGGGCAAATACTAGCGGAAATATAGGAATCGGCGCTCAGGGCGACTGGGGAGCATTAGGAGGCGGTGATCCAGGGTACGCTATTGATACTAGGGGAACATTATATAATAATACTGACATTCGTGCTCCAATTTTCTACGACAGCAACAATACCGGTTACTATGCTGACCCCAACAGTACATCAAACTTTGTAGGGCTAACAGTCGCTAATAGAATTACAGGAAGCGTTAGCGGATATGCAACTAGAATTGATGATGCACAAAGAACTGCATTTACTGTAGGTGGCAATACAAGTAATTTTTATCCTGTAGTATTTCAACTTGGTTCAGGACCAACTGTACAACAATACGGCGAGTTTATGATTGAACGTGGTGGATACGACGACCCTGGATACACCGGCGTTAACTTCTCTACTATGAACGCACGTTTTAGTCACAAGTCCAGCGGCTGGGGCTTTGGTTCTACATATGAAAATTGCGAATCCTTGTATCAAAACGTTCAATTGATTGCAAACTGGCAACAGGTCAGCGAAAGCAGTAGAATGATTATTTGGCTTCGTGGCGCAACAATTTATAACTTTTACAATATTGTAGGTAATACAACATTGTTTAATGGTAACTCTGCTGGTGGAAACATTGTTGAATCTAACCCATCATACTACACTTACACATTTACACCAACAACTACAATTCAACCTAAAGCACAACACAGTAAATATTTCAATAGTGGTGCTATGTTTGATGGTAGCTGCAGGATTCTTAGCTTAGGGTTGGGCACTAATGCATCGGGTACAACGGGTGAAATTAGAGCAACTAATGAAATTACAGCTTACTATTCAGATCGTAGGTTAAAAACCAACGTTCAAGTTATCGAAAATGCCGTAGACAAAGTAAAAAAATTAACTGGTATTACTTATACAGGGAACAATATTGCAGGAGAACACGGGTACGACATCAATAAAAGACAAGCAGGTGTATTTGCAGATGAAGTTGAAAGCGTACTACCTGAAATTGTTAGACCCGCACCGTTTGATATTGATGACGACGGTGATAGTAAATCTGGTGAATATTATAAAACAGTACAGTATGAAAAATTAGTTCCGTTATTAATTGAAGCAATTAAAGAACAACAAAAAACCATTGAAAAACAAAGTCAACGCATCGATGACCTTGAAGATAGAATAAATAAAAACAAGTTAATCTAAAGGATTAGGAGAAATTATGTCAATTACGTATACCTGGAAAATTACAGGATTAAAGCAAAATAGCAACGGCGAAGTTGTACACGCCACATGGCAAAAAACTGGTACAGATTCTGATGGACATTCTGGAGTCTTTACGGGAGCAACTCCTTTTACAATACCAGAAGGCGCAGAGCTTATCCCGACTCAGGCACTAAGTGAAGATGATGTTATGGGCTGGATCAAGGCTATAGTTGTAAACGATTACGAACGACATGTTAATGGACAGATCCAGAAACAGATCGATCAGCAAAAATCCGTGTTAGCAGATGTTAAGTTATCATGGATGCCTGAACCTCCAGCAGCGCCTATGGCACCGCCAACTGAATAATACATAGTCACATTTTAATATAAACAAGGAAATGGGCTCATAAATATCAGGGCCTCAAGGACATAATGGCAGGAATTTTACCAGCAACAGGATCGGAACTATCATTCGGAAGAGTGAACAGGGCGTATACTAACAATCTGCCCGGTGCTGCCGGAAATGCGCCGTCTGGCGGCCAGAATATTAGGTTAAGTGCTATCCTAGGTAATAATGCTACTTACGGTATTAACCAAGCAGCCGGAACCCAGATTAGATTCTCTCAAACTTTTGGCGGCCGCTCATATCCTTTTACATATTAACATGAAACCAAACAACATTGCAAAACTATTAGAATCAGTAAACGAATGCCCTAGCAAGTGGGAATTAGATAACGTAATTTGGGCAGATAGAGGAACAAATCCAACAATTTTAAAAAAATTCCTGGAAAGAATCCAAACTCTATCAGAGTCTGGTGCTACATTAACACCCGGCGAAGCCTCTGAACTAGAACGTCTAACAGATTTACTAGACGACATGGACATCGATGAATGTTCTGAACTTTTAAATTTAAATGAAGATGCTTCTAAAGAATCTTTTATTGAGAACTTGGCAAGAACCAGCGCAATTGAAGTTCTTACAAATGAAAAATTGAGCTTTGAAACCATGACAACCGCTTGCAAACTAAGTCCTAATGACTTTATACTGTGTGCTAAGAGGACCCAAGACTTAATCAATGCTATCCACGGATTGGTAATTAAGGGCGAAACACTTAGTAACGATGTAGCAGGCGCATGAAAAAGAACTCAGTATTTTCTTCAAGTAAATGGTCAACTAAAAAGGGAAAAATAGCAGTATGTATTCCTACACGGGATACATTGCATTCTGCCCATGCAATGAGCTTACTTGAAATGGTAAAATTTAATACCATGAATGATTTAGACACACATGTGTTTATGGATGCAAGTACAATCTTACTTACACAACGTGAGAGACTTGCAACAATGGCCTTAGATTTAGGGGCTGAATATATGCTGTGGCTAGATAGTGATATAGTATTTCCAGCAACCACTGCTGTTAGACTGTTAGCTCACAATCAACCTATAGTTGCAGGAAATTACGTTAGACGACAATTTCCCTGTAAAGGTGTTGCTTATGAAACAATAGGCGACTGGGAAAATCCCTTAGACTTTAAAGTTCAAGATAAACTTGTGGACGTAGAAGGAATAGGCATGGGTTGTGTATTAATGAAAACTGAAATATTCAATCAACTTCCGAAACCTTGGTTTGAATTTGGATGGAGTCCTGCATCAAATGATTTTTTAGGCGAAGACATGTTACTATGGCAAAAGGTCAGTGCAGCCGGGTACACTGTCAAAGTTGATACAGCACTAAGTCAAGAACTACGCCACTTAGGAACTTACGGTTTTGGTCCTAGCGACCTAGACTAACTCTAATATCAATTCTATTTTTGCTCTAATAATTTTATTATTGAGACTATTCTTTACACCCTGGTGTAAAGGTTTTGGCCAGTTGTTAAAACTGCACCACGCATATCCTGCATGTTCGTTATTTAGATGTGGTTGAAATTCTTTTTCTACAATCACAACATAGGTATTATACTGAAATTTTTGATCGTTGCTGGTAAACAACTCAAGAGGTACAGTTTTTTTAATACCAGATACTTTTCCAACTTCTTCTTCAATCTCTCGTTGTAATGCTTCAAATGGCGTAGCATCAGTAGGCTCTTTCTTTCCGCCCACTAACCCCCATGTTCCTGCAGTTTTTCCTTGAGTTCTCTGTAGCAAGAGAAATCGTTTGGTATCTCTTGCTAAAAATAAACCGCCGCTACAAATAATTTGATTTAGAGTACTAGTCGCCATAAACTTGAATCATACACACCTTCATAAGTTTTAGACCATGCTTTCTGGTCCCACTTATATTGTGTTCCTGTATATGAATTAGTTATATAGACCACATTACTCTGTGTAGTAGAATTGAATACAATGTTCCATGCAACACCATCCCACTCGATAATGTCGTTTGCATGTGCTTGAAAATCGCTGTTATCAGCATTCTTCCATGCATCGGGACCGTCATACCCCGGAGTGTTATATGCACTATTAATATTAATATCTTCTAAAATTAAAAATCTTTTGCCAGTTGCTACACCTGTAGGATTATAATTTTCAGGATTAATGACTGCGTCAACGGTTCCTCTACCAGCTATCGTAGTATTACTGGGAATAGTATCTGTATCAATGTTTAGTACCATAGAAGATTCGTCGCTAGGATCTAATCCTATATAAGCAATGACTTCAGTATTATCAGGTTGATTAAATCTCAATTGACTCAATCCGGCCCTAAATTTACCAGGATGCAGATCTAACAACTTATGCCATGACACAATATTTCTAGGATCGGTAATATCTATGTTTTCGCCCTGACCGTTTTTATTAATCAATCTTGCTCGATTGTTTAATATTAATAGATCATAATTACCTGGAGTTACAGTAATAGTAGCATCCGGACTTATTTCCCCAAAAACTTCTGCAGCACCTTCTTTATCATAAGCTGAATTAATTGTGCCGTGACCTACAGAATATACATTAGAAATAATCTTTGTGATAATTCCTAATTTTTTAACTTTAGCGGGCGGGGTTATCCAAACAGGTGCTGTAAAATTCATTGTTAGTATATCAATATCTTCACTAACGCCCTGAGGGATTGTTCTTGAACTCCATGTTTGTCCTGTTAGATCCAACACACTTAGACTAGTCCAATCTACATAATTATCAGTTGTTTGAATTTCAAAGCTAGGATTGAATAATACTGAAATTTGTTCCCACAGTTGAAGTTTCATTTCTGTATTAGTAGTCCATATGTCTGCGGCAAAGGTAATTAACCAAGGACTGGGCATCATTCGTTCTACAGTATAATTGCTACCTTGTGTGTTTAGGTATTCTTGACCATCTTCATCCCAGTCACGTTCACGAACTTGGATCTTACTAACAAACGTAGGATCCTGCATACGAGGACGATCGAACTGCAAGTCTTTAATGTAGCAGGCAATGAACGGAGCACTGGGAATAACGTTTTCGCTATTCTTTCTTAGTATAGATGCAACTTGTCTGCTCATGTCCCCATATCGAACAGGTACTTGAACTAACTGCCCCTTAGTATCTTTGTAGGCAAAGTTACTCATTACATTTATAAATTGTGTCAAGTATCTGCGTACTTGGCCGTCATAGAAGTGGTCCATATTAATTATCTGCTCTTGGTCTTAGTGCTTTGCTCAATGCTTGTTTCTCAACAACGACTTCTCCAGCAATAGTAGCAGTGTTAGTGTTATTGATAAACGATGCCTTTTGTGTTCTTCTGACCTTTGTTGCATCAGTAGTCTGTGTTTCGCCTGTCTGACTAACAGTCATGCGTACATTATCTTCAAACTTAATCCAGTGTCTTCCGTCATACCTAAATAGTCTATTAGGCAAATAATCAGTTCTTAAATAAAACTGTCCGTTGACGGGTGAAGTAGGAAACTGTATACCAAAGCCATACGGAGCGCCGTTAGGTGGAACTCCGTCCCCTGTAAGGTATCCTACATAATAATTGTGATCTGGAGAATTTAAAACTATACTTGCATCAAAAGAAGGATTGTCAACACTAACATCTAGATCTGTATTTGAAACATCTGCAACGTCTAATGTTTCTGCATTTTTCATAGGAACAACGTACAGATGTTCTGTATCATACCCACTTCGACCGACATCTGCTTCTGCCTGTGCAATAATTTGATTATTAATATCAATACTAGTTTGGACATTAGAAATTAAATCTCTAATCGTACTACCAGTCGCATCTCCATTAGCATCGATAAGTTCTTTGTCAAGTATTTCTTTAAATTCTTGTGTATCAACTAACGGCTGACATTTAGCACGTAGTAGGTGCGGATACCATGTCTGACTATACCCGCTTGCTGGACGAGTAACTTCGCTAATAACATAGAACCGCTTTAGTGCAACTGCATCGTCACCTAATGCATACTCGTCTTTTTGGTGTGGTAGTTCAATAACATCACCTGCCATTAATTTCCTACCTATTGCATCGAATGTTCCACGTAAATGGAACGTAACCATAATATTGTCATTCTGTAAGAATAAACCAAATTGACTTAGATTAAAGTCAATATCTTGTAATGTATAAATTCCACGCAAAATATAAACATCTGGATCGTAATGACGATCTCTATTTTCCATGAATAATAAATCTTGTATACCGAGTTCAGGAACGCTTGAGCCGCTTTGATCAGGAGTAGTGGGAGTAGCATCACCGGCTTCTGGTGCAACTGGTCCTAGGTATTTGTGCAAGAAAACATCAGTTCCGCCTACTTGGAACTGTTCGTTAATTGCACGATCTAAAAATCTAAAATCATTGCCCTTTTCGGGACGGTATAAGGATAAGCGTGGCATAGTCTTGTATTTATGGCTAAATATCAGTATGACTGAAAACGAAAACGAACGACAAAAGGTAATAGATTACTGCAAGACCATGCTGGGAGATGGCATGATCGATGTAGAACTAGATCCTGTACATTACAACACTGCAATTGACCGTGCCTTAAACAAGTTTCGTCAACGCAGTAGTAACGCGGTAGAAGAAAGTTATGCATTTTTAACAGTGGAAGTTGATAAAAATGACTATACGCTGCCACCAGAAGTAATGGCTGTGCGTCAAATCTTTAGACGCAGTATTGGTTCTAGGTCAGGCGGTGGACAAGGTGGTACGCTGTTCGAACCGTTTAATCTTGCGTATTCTAATACTTACTTGTTGACTGCTACAAACATGGGTGGCCTAGCCACTTATTATGCCTTTGCAAGCTATCAAAAACAAGTGGGCAAAATGTTTGGCAGTGAGATAAACTTCACTTACAATAAAACTACCAAAAAGTTAACCCTAATGCAACGTCCTAGATCAGAGGAAGAAGTGCTGTTATGGGTATATAACTATCGTCCTGACTTTAATCTATTGCAGGACCCTTTTGCTAATCAATGGCTCAAAGACTATTCATTAGCTACCTGCAAATCGATGTTGGGAGAAGCTCGTGAGAAGTTTAATCAGATTGCTAGTCCACAAGGCGGCACCGCTCTAAACGGAACTGCCCTAAAAGGAGAAGGCAAAGCTGAAATGGAAATGCTAGAGCTAGATCTAGTAAATTACAAAGACGGCGGAACACCACTTACTTTTGTAATTGGCTAATAAAAATATTGACAGAGTAATCTAAATGTAATAAATTATAACATCTAGGGGATGTTATGATCATTGGCTTTGTTGGGTTTATAGGGTCGGGCAAAGATACTGCCGCAGATTATCTAGTTAATACACACGGGTTTAGAAGAGACTCATTTGCAAATACATTAAAAGACGCGGTTGCAGCCGTATTTGGTTGGGACCGCGTTCTGTTGGAAGGGCGTACAAAAGAAGCCCGGGAATGGCGAGAACAAGTAGACCCGTGGTGGGCTGAACGTTTAGATATGCCCAAATTAACTCCACGTTGGGTTCTACAATATTGGGGTACAGAAGTATGTCGTACAGGGTTTCATGATGACATTTGGATTGCTTCTGTAGAAAACAAAATGCGTAAAACTACTGATAATATCGTTATTAGCGATGTGCGATTTCCTAATGAAATCAAAGCAATTCATAATGCAGGCGGTATAGTAGTGCGTATCAAGCGCGGTGAAGAACCCGAATGGTATGATGCAGCAGTTAGTGCAAATTCTGGTCCAAATGGCAATGCTACTTGGAGTCTAAGTAAGGCTAAATTAGCGCAACTTAAAATTCACGCAAGTGAAACAGCATGGGTCGGTGGCGCAATTGACCACACTGTGTATAACAACACCACCATTGACGCACTGTTTGAACAAATTAAAAGTCTGGTCGAAGATCGCCTTGTCGCCACGGCAATTTAAGTTTATGTAATAATCGTTGACAGTTAGCGCATACTGTTTTTAGATTAGTATATCTACAGTTGGTAAGATCTCCGTCAACGTGAAACACATTAAATTGTTCTAGATATTTCGAAGTAAAGCTGCATTTATCACATGTGGCTTTTTTCTTGTAGCCTGCTCTAGCCCATAATGGGGTACCTTCTCCCCTTTCTCTAGCACAATGATCGCACTTTGACCTATAGAATGGCTTGCCTTCCTTATAGTAGTTGATAGCAACCGGTCGTTGATTGCACTTTTTACATAAATCTCTCATCTTGCGCCCTTTTAATTGCCCTTTTCTTTGTATTTAATACCGGGAAAAAACAGCCAAACCGCTAAATAATTTAAAGTAAAAATCCATTTAGGAGATCAGGTAATGGCAACATTGAATTCACCAGGCGTACAAGTAACCGTAATCGATGAGAGTTTTTATACTCCATCAGCCCCAGGCACAGTGCCTATGGTATTTGTAGCGTCTGCACAAGATAAAACAAACCCTAGCGGTACAACCGCATTGGGTACAACCGCAGCAAATGCAGGTAAAGTTTGGTTGATTACAAGTCAACGAGATTTAACTGACACATTTGGTACTCCGGTTTTCTATACTGATGCTAGCAGTAATCCACAGCACGGTAATGAACTTAACGAGTACGGACTGCAAGCCACTTATAGTCTTTTAGGCGCAAGCTCGAGAGCGTACATTGTACGTGCTGATCTTGATTTAGGTGAACTAGTTCCAACTAGCAGCGTACCAGAAGGTAATCCTGTAGCAGGAACATACTGGCTAGATACAGATGCTAGCCTATATGGTGTTAAAGAATGGGACGCAAGTACATTGAAATTTACTTCTAAAACTCCTATAGTGTTAGATGATACTTCTCCTGCTTCTAGCTTCAGCGGTACAGCACCTTCAAACTCTATCGGTTCTAAAGGAGACTTTTGTATTGTTGTTACAAACGATAATGCAAACACTCTTTACAGAAAATCTTCCGGTAATGCATGGGTAGCAGTTCAAGATTCTTTTGACAGCGGTAAGAGATATGTTGCTGCTCCTCACTATTCTTACCCAGTATTCAACGCTAGTACAGCAACTGGTTCTGTATGGGTTACTACAACAACTCCATCAAACGGTGCAAACTGGAGCGTAAAATATTATAACGGTTCTACACAAGACTGGAGCACAGTATCTGCTCCTATCTACAGTGGCGTCAACGAAGCAAACAGAACATTAGATCCTAACGGTGGCGGAACAAGCGTTGGCGTAGGTACATTGTTTGTTGATAGTAATATCAGCGATGCAACAACTGCAACCAGCACTTTCAAAGTGTGGAGAAAAGCAGTTGCAGGTGTAACGTCAGTTACAGGTTCTGCAACAACAAATGCTTCAACAGGATCACATACATTTACTATTAGAGAAAGTAGAAATACAACCACTAACTACAGTGCTTCTTATACAATCACTTTAGCTGGTACTACATCTTCTATCCTAGCATCTTTAATTCCAGCTGCTATCAGTGGATCACAATTACAGTATGTTACTGCATCATGGGATTCTACAAACAACAAGTTAACAATGGCACACAGCCAGGGTGGTAACTTTGAAATGGTAGACGGCACAAGTAACCCATTAACAAAGATCGGATTTACAGCGTATGATGTAGTATTGCAATCAGGAACACCTAATCTATACACATCGCCTGCCGGAACTGGGCTAGTTGCAACTAACTGGAAACCTTTGGTTTACGAAGCAAGAGCAACTGCTCCTACAACAGATCCAGCTGACGGAGCATTATGGTACAGCAGTGTTGTTGACGAAGTCGATGTGTTATATCACAACGGAACAACATGGGTTAGCTATCGAGATGCTACGGCATTTCCTAACACAAGCCCCAACGGTCCTATTGTTAGCGCAACTGAACCAGATGCAGCTACTGGTCAAAGCGACGGAACTCAACTAGACACAGGTGACGTCTGGATCAGCACAGCTAATCTAGAAAGATTTGGTAAAGACATTTACGTTTACAGCACAACTAACGGATGGGTTTTACAAGACACCACTGATCAGTCTACTCCTGACGGATGGTTGTTTGCTGATGCACGTTGGGCAACATCTGGCAGTGCAACAGCACCTAGTACAATTGAAGCCTTACTAGCCAGCAACTACTTAGATCCAGATGCACCAGATCCAGCAATATATCCAAAAGGCATGCGCCTATGGAACACTCGCCGCAGTGGATTTAACGTTAAGAAATACATTGTAGGACATTTAAATCTAAATGCTAACAATGAACAAAACACTCGTTTCAACAACCAGTCTATGACTTCGTATGTTGCTGATCGTTGGGTAAGTCAATATCCAACAGCGGAAGACGGTAGTCCACAGTTTGGTCGTTTGGCACAGAGAGCACAAGTTGTAAATGCATTCAAAGAACTAATTGATTCTAACTCAACAATTCGTGACACTGATACATTAAACTTCAACTTGCTAGCAACACCAGGCTACCCGGAAGCTATTCAGAACATGATTGCATTCAATACCGATCGTGGCGTTACTGCATTTGTAGTAGGTGATACTCCATTCCGTTTAGCACCAACTGGCACAGCACTAAGCAACTGGGGTAATAACACCGCCCTTGCATTAGACAACGGTGATGCTGGCGCAACAAGTTTTGACGAATACATGGCTATGTACTACCCAAGTGGCTTCACTAACGATAACACTGGCAACAGTATTGTTGTTCCACCAAGCCACATGATGCTACGTACAATCATTAACAGTGATGCTAAGAGCTATCCATGGTTTGCTCCAGCAGGTACACGTCGTGGCGGAGTTGACAATGCCAGCAGCGTTGGATATGTTGATGCAGAAGGTGAATTCAGAACCGTTGCACTACACCAAGGACTACGTGATGTACTTGATGATGTTAAGATTAATCCAATTGCAACACTAACAGGTGTCGGAGTTTTAGCGTATGGTCAACGTACTCGTGCAAGAAATGCTTCATCATTAGATAGAATTAACGTTGCTCGTTTAGTTTGCTACCTACGTAGACAGCTTGATGTTTTAGCAAGACCGTTCTTGTTTGAACCTAATGATGCTCAAACACGTAGAGAAATTAAAGCAGCAGCAGAAAGCCTAATGTTAGAGTTAGTAGGTCAACGTGCCCTATATGACTTTATTGTAGTCTGTGATGAAACAAATAACACACCAGCAAGAATTGATCGCAGTGAGTTGTATGTTGATATTGCTATTGAACCAGTTAAGGCCGTGGAATTTATCTACATTCCATTACGCTTGAAAAATACTGGCGATATTGCAGCTGGACTATAATAGGTAAATAAAAGAATAAGGAGCATTAAAGATGCCAATTGCAAGTTTAAATAGATTCACAGTACCGTTGAGCGCCACACAGGCAGCATCAACTCAGGGTCTGTTGATGCCAAAATTAAAGTACCGCTTCCGCGTTACATTAGACAATTTCGGTGTCCAGGGTACTCCTTCTACTGAATTAACTAAACAAGTTATGACAGTAAGCAGACCTAGCGTTAGTTTCACAACAGTTGAACTACCTGTATATAACAGCACTGTAAAAATTGCTGGTAAGCACAAGTGGGAAGACGCTGAACTAAAATTACGCGATGACGCAAGTGGAGTTGTAAGCAAGAAAGTAGGCGAGCAACTTCAGAAGCAGTTTGACTTTTTTGAACAAAGTGCGGCAGCAAGCGCAATCGATTATAAGTTTAGAATGCGAGTTGAAATTTTAGATGGTGGTAACGGACAATTTGAACCTGTTACACTAGAAAGTTTTGAATTTCTAGGATGCTGGGTAACTAAAGCAACATATCAAGGCGGAGACTACTCAAGTAACGACCCAATGGATGTTACGTTAGGTATCTGTTATGATAATGCAATTCAATTAGAAGCACCAGGCGGCACAGCAAGCGGTATCGGCTTAGATGTAGGTCGTGTTGTAAGACCAGCTGGCGCTCAAGGACTAGCTACAGGTTAATAGTTTTATTGACTATAATCAAGCCCAGAATATCTGGGCTTTTTCTTTGACTAAATATTCATATGAGTAATGCCTTTAATAATTTTCTAACATCTTCTAACTCTAGTTATACCTCCGGGTACCCTGTGATGAAGGACTATCAACATGCTAGTCGATTGTATGTTGATAGTACATATGCAAGGGCCCCAAAATTTGGGTTTATCTATTTTGTACAAATTAATTTAAATTCTGATGCAATTATTGATCAACAATGGTTAAGTCAGCGAGGTAGTAAAGACGTAGGATTGCTTGCAAAGAAAACAGATTTACCTAGATTTACAGTAGCCACTGAAACTGTAAATCAATATAATAGAAAAACAGTAGTTCAAACAAAATTAACATACTCGCCTATTACAATAGAACTACACGATGACAACAGTAACCTAACACATAATCTATGGTTAAATTATTTTAAACATTATTATGCAGACAGCAACTATGGTGATCTAGATTCAGGTACTGTTAAGGCTAGAACAAGCCCTGAGGCCTTTAGAGATACAAAATATGGAACTATAGATTATACATACGGACGTTACGATAGAGGACTAAAAGATAATCAGTTTATCAAGTCCATTGACATCTATGTTCTTCATCAAAAGAAATTCACACAATATACTTTAATTAATCCACTTATAACTGAATGGGCACATGATAACGTTGCTCAGAGTGACGGTGGTAAAATTTTACAAAATAAGATGCAGGTATCTTATGAAACAGTGATATATAAAACTGGGGCAGTTAACCCTGGAAAGTCTCCCGAGACATGGATTCCTATTTACTACGACAACACTCCTAGTCCTTATGGAGTTAAAGGAGATCCGTTTCCCGAGAAGAAAATTGTTTACAGGCCTCCTGCAAATTCAAATCCATTATTAGATATTGCTAAAATTTTAGCAAAGAATTATATTAACAAAAATGGTTTAGGGAAAGCAAAAGGCGTGGGCTACAATATTGCATCAAGCGCACTAGGTGCAATATCTGCAACTAGCCCCGGAAAATACTCAAGCCCACCTAGTACTCAAAATCAACCCGGAATTTTTAACTTGCCCGGAGGTATCGGGATAAACATATTCAAAGGTTTCAATACCAGTGTTGATGGAAAAATTAGAGCAAATCCTGCAGCCATCATATTCCCACCTAAGAGATAATTATGAATTATTCTAACATTCCTGTATCGAATACTACAAATCAAACTGTAATTGCATTTGATAACAAGTATACATCTCCGGTAGAGATAGATGCAACTGTATTTGCCGCAATGAAGGGATATTTTACAAATAAAAGTTTTGGTGAAGTGTCTGCAGAATCAATTGCTGTTATTTTAATAACACAGGCAAAACAAGATGGTTATAATCCTATGCAAATCTTAGATACCCTAAGAGGATTAAATGACGTAGAACTATCGGGGCTTGTATCTGAAATCTTAAATTACAATAGATTTAAAACAAGTAGTCTAGGTTACGCACAAGAATTTAAAACAAATCCCGAAATACAACGAAACATAATTGCATGAGTTTGAAGTTTAGTAAAGGCGGTTTTAAACTCAACAACCCGGAAAAGTATGTAGGTAACAAACTACCTATATATAGAAGTAGTTGGGAGTTTACTGTGATGACATTTTGTGATAACAATCCTGCCGTACAGCAATGGAGCAGCGAACCTGTAAAAATTCCATATAAAGATCCATTATCAGGAAAGCAAACAATTTATGTACCAGACTTTCTTGTGGTATATCTTGACAAGACACAGAAACGTCACGCAGAACTATGGGAAGTAAAACCTGCAAATCAAACACTTAAAGAAAAAGTTGGTAAAAATGTTTATAATCAGGCACAGTTTATAAAAAATCAAGCTAAATGGGCAGCAGCATCTCAGTGGTGTCAACAAAACGGTGTCAAATTTCGAATCCTTAATGAAGGAGATATTTTCCATAATCCTGGAAAACGAAATAAGTAAAAGTATGACAAAGCGACTAGAAGAATTACTTAATATAGAAACCGGCGAGCCCGTTATTGCTGCCAAACCTGTTGATGCTGAACCTGTAGCAACTATTGACTTACAAGAAAAACTAGAAGAGTTTGATAAAATTGCGTCTGCTTTACCTAGAGTTAAAGGGCTAGGAGATATGGCTGATGGTGAATTAGATGCACTAGCCGACAAAGCAGAAAAAGCCTACGATGATCTAATGGATCTAGGCATGAATGTAGAAGCACGTTATGGCGCACGTATGTTTGAAGTTGCAGCCAGCATGATGACACAGGCTATTGCTGCAAAGAGTGCTAAAATAGATAAGAAGTTAAAGATGGTTGATCTACAGTTAAAGAAGCTGGCGATCGACAAAAAGCACGGAGGCGAAAGTGGAGAAACTGTGCAAGGTGAAGGATATATACTTACGGACCGTAATAGTATCCTTGAAAAACTTAAAAATTTGAATAAATAAATCATCATGAAATCATTCACCGAATACCTAACCGAGTCTAAGAAACAGTATGACTTCCGCATTAAAATTGCAGGAGAAATGTCTACTGAGAAGGAAGACACAATGAAGCGTTTGCTAGGGCGTTTTACTAACGAAAATACCCTAACAGGATTTAAAAAATCAAAGACGCCTATTCAAGCAGTACCGTTAGACTTTCCGCAAGTTAAAAACTGCGAAGTAAATATCTATGAAGTTACTCTAGATTTTCCAACAACACAGTTTGAACTAACAGAATATCTAGCAGCTGAATTAGGTATTGGCAAACAAAATCTTGTGGTTCGTCGTCCAGGCGAGCCAAGTGAAGAATATCAAATGCCCGCTGAGAAAAGAGAAGGGGCCTTATTGCTAGATCCTGACTATAAAGAGGCAGGCAATCCGCAGTTTGAAAATTACTACGGTGATAAGTACAATACTGGTTTTGTTAAAGAATTGAATGATATCTTAAAACTTCAACGTAAAGAACGTGGAGAAGAAATCCCAACAGAAGGTGCTGCCAAATACAATACGGATGCAGAGCCGGGTAACACAAGCCTATTTGGCGGCAAAGGAAAATAATATGCATATGATCGACGTACTAAAAAGACTAGCAGAACTTGATGCTAAGAATCCTAACATTGTTAAGGAAAGTGCTCAAGTTGGGGAGTGTGGAATGATGCCAGGCATGGTTCCAGAAATGGGCATGAACATTGCTCCGGAGAAGCCATCGATGCCAGCAAGCATTAATATGACAGCAGGCAGCGGTGACGAACTAAGCAACATGCTGGCCACTATTATGCAACTTGCAGGACAAAATAAACCTGTATCGGCAGCTCCTCCATTAGACAATGCTCCTCCAGCAGTCAGCACATTAGAACCAGCAGGTGCACCATCAGCAACTGATACTATGCGTAGTGTCATTGACAAGTTGAATCCAATGGATGACAACGGTGAAGACGATGTTAATCAAGCACACGGTGATTTAGATAACGACGGTGATCACGACATGGATGATCACGATATGGAAAAGAAAGACAAAGTTAACGAGTATGACAATACTCCAGCTGACCCAAATGACAAAGACGAGTTCGATGCAAACGCACACGCTCATCAAGAGAATCAGCCAGGGCAAGGCGATAGGATGGACGGAGATCGTCCAAAAGCATACGCAGATATGAACGAAGCAGTAAACGATCTATTTGCACAATATAAAAAGTTTGTACGTGAAAACTGATCAAACTTGTTTTACCAAATAGCCTCTTCGGAGGCTATTTTTTTTAGTAAATACTGCTATGGCCTACACCGATAATAAATTAGTTAAAACTGCATACAGTGCTCAAAAATATACTGAAAAGGATATTGAAGAACTAATGAGCTGTACAGATCCAATTAACGGCCCACACTACTTTCTTGATCATTTCTTTTATATTCAACATCCCACTAAAGGTAAGTTACAATACGAACCGTTTGAATATCAGCGTAGACTAATTGACAGCTATCACGGAAATCGATTTAATGTAAATTTGTTACCTCGACAAACAGGTAAGACTACAACGGCCGCAGGATATCTATTATGGTACGCTATGTTTATTCCAGATGCTACTGTTCTAGTAGCTGCTCACAAGTTTACCGGTGCCCAAGAAATTATGTCGCGCATTCGATATGCGTATGAATTATGTGCTGACCATATTCGTTGCGGTGTAAAGAGTTACAACAAACAGTCAATTGAATTTGACAATGGTTCGCGTATTATTGCACAGACAACAACTGAAACAACGGGTCGAGGTTTGTCATTGTCGCTACTATACGCCGACGAGTTTGCGTTCGTTGAACCTAATATTGCTGTTGAATTCTGGACTTCTATATCCCCTACACTTGCAACAGGCGGTAAAGCGATTATCACTTCAACGCCTAACAGTGACGAAGATCAATTTGCTAACATATGGAAAGAAGCAAACTACAAATTTGACGAATTTGGCAACGAACAAAAATTAGGACGCAACGGATTCTTTCCATTCAGGGCATACTGGAACGAGCACCCGGATCGTGATGAAGTATGGGCCAATGAAGAACGTAGTCGTATTGGTGAAGAGCGTTTCCGTCGAGAACACGATTGCGAATTCTTAGTATTTGATGAAACATTAATTAACAGTATTTGTCTTGCAGGCATGGAGGGTGATGAGCCTTATATGAAAATGGGTCAAGCACGTTGGTATAAGAAAGTTAATCCAATGAGCACATATCTACTAGCACTAGACCCTAGTTTAGGTACAGGTGGTGACCCTGCTGCTATTCAAATTTTAGAAATTCCTAGCTTTGAACAAGTAGGTGAGTGGCAACATAATCTAACTACTGTACAAGGGCAGGTGCGTATACTTAGAGATTTGTGTAACTTTATTAACGATGAATGTGCTAACAAAGGTGTGCAGGCAAGCATATATTATTCAGTAGAAAACAACAATATTGGCGAAGCGGCACTAGTTGCTATTGAAGAAATTGGAGAAGAAAGTATCCCGGGATTGTTTTTAAGCGAACCTATTAAGAAAGGACATGTGCGCCGGTTCCGTAAGGGATTTAACACTACAAATTCTAGCAAAATCAATGCATGTGCTAAATTAAAACATCTAGTAGAAAGCAAAAGATTCCGTGTTAGATCTAAACCTCTAATTAGCGAATTAAAAGGATATATTGCAAAAGGTGTTAGTTTTGAAGCTAAAGTAGGGCTGCATGACGACTTAGTAAGTGCTACGTTACTGGTTATACGCATGGCTTTAATGTTACAAGAATGGGATCCTGCAATTTACGATAAAATGCGGGAAGAGCGCGAGGACGAATTCCTAATGCCAATGCCTATCTATATATCTAATTACTAATAAATAACACATATGAAAGCTATTCAAATAATCTCCCAAGACTTGTTCGATAAAGTCCGCAGTCGTTTCCAAAATTTGGAAATGGGCGACGAAACAGGTGCTGTAACCATTGATCCTGCAGAGGCAAGATTCTTTGATTTTGACTTTATTAACGAAGGTGTAAATCTAGGCCGTGTGAGCATTAGCCTAAACGATCTAGGTAGTCTTAAAATATACTACAGTCAAGGCATTACAGAAAATCAAGATGATCCTGCAAAAGGTATGTGGTACGATTTTCTAAAAGAAATGAGACTGTTTGCAATGCGTAGATTGCTACGTTTTGATACACGCGATATTGCTAAAACAAATTTAGATAAAAATGATTTTCAACATCTTGCAGCAACGCAAGGTACTAAGGAAGAACCCGAAATGAATACTATGAACGAAACTAAAAAAATTAGAAAAGGTGTATCAGAAAACACTGGTCGTGAACTGACAAATACTCCACGTGATCGGTTGATATCGAGAATGAGTCCTAGTATTGATAATACCGCATTGATGCAAAAAGTTGGAAAAGTAGTGAATAGTCCAGAATTCAATAGTGATACTATTTTAAAAATAGTAGATGCTGGAGATTCTATAACACATCCCGTTGGACGTTATATCCAAAAAGAATTTGATGAACTACAATACGACCTAGGTAGACAATATGAGGATCATCCCGAAGAAATTGCTGAAAGACTACTATCAATGTTAAAAGATAGAACACAGCAACATATGGGAGAAGGTCTGCAAGAAAGCCGATGGAACCAAAGAAGTTCTAAAAAAACTAGCCGCGCTGTAAAAGGTGCCACAGAAGTTATTGTTAGACACCACAGTCCAGTAGATGAAATGTATCCAGGCGCACGTAGCCAGAAGAAAAACATCAAGGCAATTTACATTCAAAATAGAGACGGTGAAAGATTTAAATATCCGTTCATTCATCCAGCTGGCGCATTTGCCATGGCTCAGCACGTTGACCACGGTGGCGTTCCACACGATCCAGCCGGCAAGGCAATTGTACGTATGAGTGAACAGATTGCCCAATTACAAGAATTCAGCAGACAAGTACAACACACTCAATTACATGATGATGCAATGGGCATTAAAGAAAGGGCCGTAGGCCGACTACAAGAATTAAAAGCACAAATTGAATCATTGAGCAAGCGTCATCATTATGAAGCATGGACAGCAAGTTTTGTAGAACAAGATGAAACACTAATGGCAGATCTAGATCCTGTCACTATGGAAACATACAAGGCAAAATTTACAGAAACAAATTTCAAAGAAGATCTAGCAGCATTTTTTCCTCTAATTCACAGCATTATGCAAGAAGCCAATGCTGTTGATCTTGAAGATTTTGTTAATGAAGGAACTTGTTCCAAATGCGATTGCTCGCCGTGCGAATGCAACGACGACGATAAAGAAGTCAAGGAAAGTGTATTTGACGAATTTACAGAATGGGCAGAAGCGGTTGAGCAAGGTAAACTAACCGATGATCAAATTCAATCTTTAAAGCAGGCAATGGATGAATTGCCTAACGGTGAGATAGAACTGGGTGTAGACGGTCAAACCGCATGGCAATTCTTCAGCAGCTTTGGTTTAGAAGATAGCGACCTCGAAGCAAAATTAAAAGGTGCGTTTGACTTAGATCCTACAACTGATCCTATCGAAGTATTACAAGTGTGGGCGCAGGAAAGTTACCCAGAGTTGTTAGTGGCATTAGGACTAACTGGTGCTGCGCCTCAAGAGCCAGCAGCAGAAATGCCGCCTGTAGACGCTCCTGCTCCAGAACAACCTCCTGTTGCAGAAGGCAAAGATCCTAAGGCAATGGTACAAGAAGTTGCTAAGATTGTTAAGAGTTTTTACAATCGTGACAATCCAGAAGTTGGACCATTCCGTGGCGGTGAAGGCATTGCATTAGATGTTGAAAAACAAATCAGTGAAAAGTTTGGAGAGCAAGCTGGACAACAGGCAAGACAAATGGCTGAACAATTTATGGAAAAACTAACTATGGAATGGCAACAGCGTCACGGCACACCAGTTAATGGCGATGACGGATTGGCAAGATTAAAAGAACTAGTGGGAAACATCAAGGCAAAAGTTGAAGGTAGAGATAGTCATCAAGCTTCTACAACAATGAAGCACGTTGATGCCAGCAATGCCTCTGACACGGAAAAAGCAGCAATTAGACAAGCATCTAAAGATATCAAACCAGGTGTTAAAGGTTACAGTGACAGGGCAGATGCATTAAAAGCTGCCGGTGTTCCGGACGACCGCGGTCCGAATGAAAGCGGTCCAGATAAGAGCCAAGTGCCTGCGTACAAACGCAAGGAACAAGGCGGCGACTGGAAGATGTCCACTAAAGATTTAGAAAAAGAAAAAACCAATAGCCCAACAAGCTCAGCAGGATTAGCCCGTAAAAAAGCAGAACTGGGTCTAGGACAGAACGAATCTACTGACTTAGCAGCAATTATGAGAATTGCCAACTACAGAAAATAATTGGCAAAAATAACCGTATTTTCGTAGCCGTATAGGTTGCGATAATAAATAAAACTGTGCATACTAAACACATGCACAGTTTTTCTTTTTAGTCAGTAGGCTTTAAAGAAGAGGCATAATAAATCAACATTAAGGAAAAACATTATGGCAACATTAGCAGAAATTCGCGCAAAACTACAAGCATCTTCACAACAAGGCGGCGGGCAATCCGGCGGCGGTGATAATGCAATTTACCCTCACTGGAACATGCCAGAAGGTTCGACTACAACAGTCCGCTTCCTTCCTGACGGTGACAGCTCAAATACTTTCTTCTGGATCGAACGTGCAATGATCAAATTGCCATTTGCCGGTGTGAAAGGTGAAACCAATTCCAAGCCAGTGACTGTTCAAGTCCCATGTATGGAAATGTGGGGCGAGACATGTCCAATTCTTACTGAGGTTCGTCCTTGGTTCAAAGACAAGTCTTTGGAAGATATGGGTCGTAAGTACTGGAAGAAGAAGTCATACCTGTTCCAAGGTTTTGTGGGCGAAAGCAAACTACAGGAAGATAAGACTCCTGAAAATCCAATCCGTCGCTTCATCATCGGCTCACAAATTTTTAACATTGTTAAAAATGCTTTGATGGATAGTGAGATTGAAGAACTACCGACAGACTTGGTTCGTGGTCTTGATTTCAAGATTGCTAAAACAAGCAAAGGTGGTTATGCTGACTACTCTACTAGCACTTGGGCTCGTCGTGAACGTGCTCTAAGCGATGCAGAAAATGCTGCAATTGCACAACATGGATTGTATAATCTAAAAGACTTCTTGCCTAAGAAGCCAGGCGAAGTTGAACTCAAAGTCATGAAAGAAATGTTCGAAGCGTCAGTAGACGGTGAAGCATTTGATATGGATCGTTGGGGTCAATACTTCAAGCCAGCAGGCTATGGTGGTCGTGACAATGCAGAAGGTGGAGCGGCTAAATCAGCGGCAGCACCGGTGGCTAGACCAGCACCAGTACCTGCCGTTGAAGAGCCAGCACCTTGGGAAGATGAAGTTGCAACAGCAGAGAAATCATTCACTCCTCCAGCCGCAAAAGCTGAGAGCGCAGGTGGGGAGGCATCGAGCAGAGCAGCCGATATCATTGCAATGATTCGTAACCGTCAAAAAGACTAATAGGAGAATAGACTATGTCAAAGGCCTTCGATATTTCGAAGTTCCGCAAGTCTATTACGAAAAGTATTGATGGCTTGGGAATTGGGTTTAACGACCCCACCGATTGGATTTCAACCGGTAACTACGCCCTAAACTATCTTATCTCGGGGGACTTCTACAAAGGAGTTCCACTAGGCAAAGTAACAGTTTTTGCGGGCGAATCCGGTGCAGGTAAATCATATATCTGCTCTGGTAACATTATTAAAGCGGCACAAGAACAAGGTATTTTTGTTGTCTTAGTTGACAGCGAAAACGCCCTTGACGAAAAGTGGTTGCTTGATCTAGGTGTTAATACAAGTGAAGATAAACTTCTAAAACTTAACATGGCTATGATTGACGACGTGGCAAAAACCATTAGTGAATTCATGAAAGAATACAAAACCATGCCCGAAGATTCGCGTCCTAAGGTATTATTTGTAATTGATTCATTGGGTATGTTGTTGACTCCTACAGACGTTAATCAGTTCGAAGCAGGCGAGATGAAAGGTGACATGGGTCGTAAGCCTAAGGCACTTACTTCATTGGTTCGTAACTGTGTAAACATGTTTGGCTCGTGGAATGTAGGTATGGTTTGTACAAATCACACATACGCTAGCCAGGATATGTTTGATCCAGATGATAAGATTAGTGGCGGGCAAGGATTTGTCTATGCAAGTTCTATTGTAGTTGCTATGAAGAAACTCAAACTGAAAACTGACGCTGATGGTAATAAGACTACAACTGTTAACGGTATTCGTGCAGCTTGTAAGATTATGAAAACACGTTATGCAAAGCCGTTCGAGTCAGTGCAAGTAGAAATTCCGTATACAACTGGCATGAGTCCCTACAGCGGATTGGTTGATTTGTTCGAAGCTAAAAATATGTTGAAGAAAGAAGGCAACAGTCTTGTTTACACAACAGTCGATGGTGAAATAATCAAACAATTCCGTAAGGCTTGGGAAAAGAACGAAAAAGACGGGCTAACCATTATGATGGAAGATATTTCCAAGAATGGAGAAAAAGCCTTAGATCCAATAGCACTTGAAGACAATGAGGAAGCATAATGGAAGAGCAACTAATCTTTGAAATTTGGGACACATTTAGAGATCACATTCCTGAAAAGGGCCGTGAATTTGCAGCGTCACAATTTGTTGATTTTTTAGTTAACAAAGATGTCGAAGCTGACACATTAGAAGGACTATTAGGGTATGATCCACATCTTGACGATGCTATCGAATTAGTAATGAAAGAATTTAATGAAGAAGAAGATGACAGCTTTATTGAAGACGATGATTTCTACGAAGATGAGGATTAATTATGGGATGGTATTCTAAAGTTAGTAAGGACATTGCTCACTTACCTGACTGCATAGAATACTTTTATAAAGAAATAGATAGTGCAAGGGCCGAAGTTAAGATCTACGGAAAAGTAGAGAAAGCTTCGGCTTCTTTACCTGGAATTGTTGAACAAAGGTTTAACCAATTGCAGGAAATTGAAGCAGTATTAGAATATTTGAACATTGAGTTGCGCCGTATTCGAAGCAAAGCCTTTAAGAAATATCTAGAGAATTATCAAAGAGCACTAAGCAGTCGAGATGTTGAAAAATACGTCGATGGTGAAGCAGATGTTGTTGATATGGAAAAAATTATCAACGAATTTGCCATGCTGAGAAATCAATGGCTGGGCATTATCAAGGCACTGGATATCAAACAGTGGCAACTTAGCAATATTATCAAACTCCGCGCTGCCGGATTGGACGATATTTCCCTCTAACTAAAAAAGGACTTGCGTCCTTTTTTGTTTTCCTGTATAATGTTAGTATGAGTATTGAAGACCTAATTATTCTCC